CTTTGAAGATTCTTCAGAGTATCATCAAGTCCAGTCAGTGTTTGTGTTAGCTTGTTTGTGACCTTGACAAGCACCGTGCCGAGAGTAACAAGGCAGCCGACTATTGTAATTAGTGCCGCAAGTATTTCCCACGTCATGTTGATTTCTCCTATTCATTTTTATTTCGCAAGTTGATTATTTCGTATTAACGATATCCACTCTTTTGTGGCTGTATAAGTGGCGTTCATTTGCGCACCGAATATTCTGACATACTGATCTACGGTTGTCTTTGCCGTGATATCTATCTCAATAATCGGCGATGTGAGCGTTCCTGTTACGGTTATGACCGTTCCCATTGTTTTGAGTGGAAAATCACCATGTGCAAGCGTTACGCCGCCACATTTAACAGTGTACTTCCTCTCGTTCCATACAGCCTGTGAGATGTTGCTTGTACCGATTTTAAATAATATAGTCGCGTTCGATACCGTTTGAGGTATCTGTGTGTCGATATATATCTTTGCTGTTCGACTGTCCGTTCCTGTTGGCATTGACGCATACGTTTCATTCGTGGTGTCGTGATATGCGTTTGCTTCATCCGTCACTCCAGTAGCTTCAACCGCATACGGCAAAACGCTTTTGGTTACGGAGTGCGCTTCAACATCTCGCACCAATCCCAAAACATCACCCGCTGTGTTGTATGAGTATTTCCACGGTGTCGGTGTGCTGATATTTGCTATCTTTTCATTGATAAGCGTTTTTACCTTGCTCAGAAAGCGATTCAGCCCGTTTAAATCGACAATGGGCATTATCATGCCTCCCTTTCACTCACTCAAAGAGAGCGTCAATCTGTGCGTCTGTAGCAACATCCAAGGAAAATGTACCGCCCAAATCATCCCATGCAGTTCCGTTCCATGCGTAGTTTTTGCCTGTATCGGCGCAGTCATATACGGGAGCGGGGTCATTTGCTCCAAGCGCACCCAGTGTGGGCAGAGCAGCATAATTCGCAACAGAACCAGAATACTTATAGACGTTGCCGAGTTGTGACTTCTTCGCATAATCGTTAGCGTCAGAGAGTTCAGAAACTTTTGTCGGAACGGTGATATTGACCGCCTTGCTTGAGGGCGTTAATGCCGTTCCATTGAGCTTGATTGTTTCAATGACGTTTGCTTGCGCTCCTGCGGGTGCGTGGTTTGTCCGAGAATGCGTATAAGCTGCGTCATAGTTTGTTTTCAGTGTGGCTGTCAAATCGTTTGTAGACAGCCCCCTACCTGTTTCCTTCGCCACATAGCCGTCCGCAATGTAGTTCTTTGCGTTAGTCCAGAATCGTGTGAGTTGAGCAAGTTTGATAAACATGAAATGTTCCTCCGAATTTATAAATTTAGTTCGATGCGTTATTTGTGAAAATTGCGTCAATGTCGTTATCGGTTGCAACATCATCGATTATTGATTCAATGTTTACAATCTTTTCATTCAAGATTTTTCCTTGCCGTGCCGAAAGCGCGTCAGTTCTACTTGTGGAAACAAGATTATCAATTACAACCACATTTCCTTCGTCCATGTTTTTCCCCCTTTAATCAACTTATCCTCGCTGATAGCACCGCCGCCACAGTAATAAGCGTTTGCGCGTTGATTGTAATTTCCATGTGTTTTACTCCTGCACCGCCGTGATGACATAGCCGTATATAGCGATTTTGCGTTCGAATCCCGTTCCGCTTGTTACACTACGCGAGCGACGGCAAATAATGCCGTTTGTCCCCTTATAATAGGGATACGTCGCGTTCATTGTAGTTGGTAATACTAAGCCTCTTCCCGATAGCGTGATTGTTCCGTTACTGCTGACATCTATCGTCGAGTAGCACGTTATACGAGGCGTGTTAGCTATAGTTTCAATCAGCGTTTCTATCGCGGCTTCTTTAAGCGTCCATGAGTTTGCGTTTGAACGCCACAGCAAGTTTCCTTCTGCGTCCTTAACCTCTGTAACAAGTCCCTCCGGCAACCTAATAGCCGTCACGCCTTTAAAATTAAAATCCGCCATATCAGTCAAGCGCTCCCGATGCGTCGTACACTAAAACCGTCTTCGCGACTTCCGAACCATCCTCAAGGGCGAAAGTCCATGTCTCCTCAACATAATTTGTCGGAAGACCGCCAGTTTTGATGTCGACATAAGCTTTACTTGCAGCGTCATTTAAACGGGTCGGCATTCCCGACAAAATCAGCCTTCCCGTCATAGTGCCACCCGCCTTGTCGAGTTTGCCATTTGTTATATCGTAAACTGCTTTCGCTGACGGATATTGATAATCATCTGCATCACCATCAATGGCAGTTACCTTGTTTGCTGTTGATTCCACGATTGTGAGCTTTGCGTCATTTCTTATGACATCTTCATCTGAAATTTCCAGATATTGAACGGTGTTGCCTTTTGCATAGAAAATTTGCACATATGACACACTTGTGGTTTTGACTATTGCCACTAACATTCCAGTACTGAATGTGTATGATTCAGTTCCTCCCGCATAAGAGGTGAAATAACCTTTGAGTACATATGTACCACTATCTAACGAGCGGAGCGGCTTCTTTTTCGTTTGATCTGTGTTCTCAATTAGTGTGACTGGCGGCGCATAATCTTTATCAAGCGCACCTACATCGGTAGCTGTCAACGCGATATTAGAGGATAAAGCCTTGCCATTTACCGTTCTCGTTTGTGGCACAAACAAGGCTTTGATTTTGCTCCAAAAATGCGAAAGACCTGTATCGTCAAGGTATTTTGCCATATAGCTCCCTCCTTACGACGCTACCACTATATCAATCTCGCCGTTAGTGATAGCCGTTACTTCTGTTTTTTGCAGATAACCGCTCAAGTCAACGTCAGACGTTCCAACCTTTTCCCATGCGCCGTTGATAACCATCCATTCAACGTATTTATTGTCCGAACTGTCAGGGTCTTCCGTTTTCATGTAAATGGTGTTTGCGTCTGCGTTTCCTACAGCGGGAAGTGCATCAACGATAGTGCGTTTCAGGTGTCCTGCGTTCGCAACCGCTGTTGAAATTTTGGTGTCGGTTTCAGTTTGTGTGTATACTTCTGTTTTTGCATATACTTCCGTCTTTTTGTATGCATCAGTAATGCCATATCCCTCAAGTGTCGTTGCGGTATTTGCTTTTCCTGCAAGTGCAGCATGAACGGCTTTATTCTGCACGGGGTTCGTTGATGTTCCAGACAGTGCGCTATCAATAGTCGGAACGTCACTTGCTTTGGCATAGTAGGACGGGGCTTGACCACCCAACTTTTCAGCGTCATCAACTATGCCGTCACCGTCAGTATCATAGGTGGCTTTCATCATATCACCGCCACCCAGTGCGCCAATATCGGTTGTGATACTATCAATGCTTGCTTTTAATGCCTTGCCTTGCGCCGCAGATAGAGCCGATGTGGTGGATTCACTTGTCAAGTTGTCAACGATTGTTGTTTTATTCGCTCCCGCTTCAATCCCCGCAAGTTTCTCTTTTTCGGCAGTAGTGTAATCGTTTGTTGAAAGTGCCTTGCCTGTTTCTTTCTTCACGAATGCGTCCTTGATTTTGCTCCACAAGTAAAGCAGACCATTATCGTCTAAGTATTTCGCCATTAGTCAGCCTCCTTATACGAAACTGTTAATTATATTCTCAATTTCACGGTTGCTAAGCGTCGGAATCTCTTCTATTTTTTCGTTGAGTTCCGTTGTTAGCCCTTTTATTGCTTTGATGGGGTGTTGATCTATCACGTCAAGGTTTTTGAGCTTACTATGATCAAGATTTTTCAATGCCGACGTAATAACCTTGTTTTGCACTGGGTTAGTGCTTGTTTCGGACAGCGCGGTATCTGTTACGCCACCTGTAATCTCGCCAATCTTTTCCGCATATAGGCTTGTAGGAGTAGTTTCGTCAATGCTAATTCCTTTTTCCGCTATTGCATTTCTGATATTCTCAAAATCTGCATTAGCTTCATCAAGCTTGCGGTTCAATTCGGTTATGATATCTTCATAGTCTTCGGGCTTGATTTCTTTTCCGCCAAGCTGTACAGTGCCGATTGTGTCAACATCAGGCATTTCAACCGTGTCATAGCACCAGAAGAAACAGTCAAAACCATTGCGATATTCATAATCACTTGTCAACACATTATCACGGTTTGTTATGGCAGTGACCGCTTGAACAACCACCCCTTTGTCGTTCAAATATACAGTTCCCGCATAATCGAGCCATTCCCGCGCTTTATTCGCCAATGTAGCGCTTTCGGCGTTATCATCGGAGTTCACTGTTATACTCCATACAGTGTTCACGCCTTTTCGCGCCACTCCGTCTTCCCATTCGCCATATGTGCCGTTGTTTTCGGTTGCTACGGTTGTTACGGTATACGAGCAGTACGGATATTTAGGCGGCAGCGCGTTCTGATTGCTCTTTATCACTGGGCAACCGAGATATTGCTTTAATCCCTTTGCTACTACTGACCGTAATGCTTCAATATCAACCACTATTCACCACCTCCATCAAACACACTGACATATTTTAAAGTGTAGCAATACACCCCTGTAAACTCGCTGTTTTCAAGCTCATCACCTATTCGGTATTCCTTGCCGTCATGAACGATTCTCGCACGTTTTAAAGCGTCTGTGAGCGGGTTTAACACATACAATGCCCTATCCTGTTGCGTAAGTGTTCCACCGCTCTGAAAGACTTTAGAAGCCCTATGAGAGATTATAGCCCCCGTCATAGTTTGCTTTGTTTCAGCACCATCTACCCAGTCACCAGAATCATCATAATATCCATCAGCAGGAAAAATAACGGTAAAGGTAGTGCTATATTTTTTTATGAGATTATCAAAGTTAAAATATTTCGGCATACGTTTACTCTACTTTCCATGTGATAGATTCTACAAGACCACCAGTATCAACAAGAGGATTGCTGCTTCCTTTTTGTTCAACAGTGTACGGGTGGTTCGGCGGGGATGATATTTCAACAATCTTGCCTTTTATTGCGGTAGCAAACTGTTGCCCGCAAAGATCGAGCATATCATCTACAGACATAGCACCAGATGCAACTTGACCGATTGCCCGTTCAGTTTGTTTCATGATTCTGTCGTTCTCCGAATCAAACGTACTACGCAGGAATGATCTTTCGGGAATTTTTATAACAGTCGTGCTGTCTTTAAGATGCAAACCTTGACCATGAAGATACGCACGCATTTTCGGCGTTACACGAATTTCACAGCCATACTCATGGATTCCTGCAAGCCAAGCAGATTCACCTTCAAGCGCGCCGATTGTTACCGTTCTCGCTTTCATAGACTTCATATTCGCTTTTATTTCTGGAATGAAGTTTGAATCAACTTTGTATTTAACACCCATGAATACACCTCACTTGTTTCATTTTCGTGAGGTCACGAAAATGATTATTTCCATCGATCTTGTGCTGCAACAAATCTAACAGGACTTTTTACATACGCGCCAAGCAGTTCATATGCAGCGTCCCATATCATGCCAGATTTATTGCTTTCACCGTAACTAAGCGACAGTCCCTCGATACTTTCCGATACGACGCCACTTTGTATACTGCCGATTTCGGCAAACTTTATCATGAAAAGTTTTGCGCAAGCCGGAAGTTTGTCAATATCGGACGTATCTATTGTTGTATGATCTTGAATCCATTCAAGCGCGACGTTGATTGTTATAACGGTTTTCGCGTCTGTGTCAACGCCAAGATTAAGAGCCGCTATCTGTTCCGCTGTCAGCATTTTTTCTACCTCTCTTTGTTTGAGGTTTTTCTTCTTCCTTTGTCGCTTCTTCCTTTGCCACTTCTTCTGCTTCTCGCGCCGCTTCTTCCTGCATTCTTAGGATAGCAGCAGCGTTACGCCTTTTCTGATTCCAAAATGTGAGTGAAATAATAATCCCTCCAATACAAAAAGCACCTTTAAAGGTGCTTCGTTTTATTTTGTCCCTTTGTGTACTTGTTCTGTTAGAGCTTTTTCAACGCTCCATCCTCTTTCGTTTAATCTCATAAGCAACGTTTGATATTTTATACCAATTTCGTTAGCCCACTGCTTAACTGTTTGCGTTTTGCCGTTATACGTTATAAGATGACTGCTTCGCTTGTTGTTGGCTTGTTCTATCCTCGTTGCCCAACGGCAATTTGACGGCTCGTATTTCCCATTTACGTCTATCCTGTCGATAGATAAGCCCTCTTTATATCCACTCACCTTGCTCCATTCTACAAACGCCTTTGGGTCATGCCATTCGTCGCACACGCTTATCCCTCTTGCGCCGTAGTCTTTATAGCTCTTTTGGTTGATATTATAGCACCTTGACATCATAGCGTCCCAAATGGAATAGATTTTTTTGCCAGATAAGCCGTGCTTCGCGTTTTTGGTTTCGTAATTTCGGCAACCGCAACTTTTGGAGTTCCCGCTCAAAAGATTTTTGGATGCCGTTGTCATTTCGTTCCCACAATCGCATTTGCACCGCCATATTACACTGCCGTTTGATGCTCTTAATTCCGTTTTCTCTATAACAACAAGTTTACCAAATCTCCTACCAGTCAAGTCAATGTATCCCATATGTTTCCCATTACATATCCCTGTCAATATAATAAAAGTTAGCGGAAGGGCGGCAGGGATTACCGCCCTTGTCGTGTAGCTATCACTATCCGCTATCATTATTATACTATATGAGTTTTAACTCAATATGAACGCAATGTAAACTTAAGTGGACTGATTCAGCTTATGTCTGAGCATAGCCATAGCGCACTTCTTGTGATCAGTCTTGAGTGCCCAGTTGCCCGGAGTAGCAAGCATTGCATTTGTCGGATAGTAAATACCAGACGGATATGTTGCGCTTACGTTCCACGAAAGTCCTCTGGGGTGTATAACCATGCAACGACGGTTAATAAGCACGTCCTTTGCGGCGAGCTTGTCACGGTCAGTCTCAGTGCCGACGAAGCCCTGCGGAGTGCCATCCTGACGAATGAAGCAACCCTGACCGACGAAATAGGTGTCGTAAATCGGGTTTGCAATCGCCTTTACCTTATCGTCCTTTGCGAGAGTTTCAAGGCAGTGTGCCTGATACTGTGCAAGGTTAGCGTCTGTAATGGTTACAGTGCCGTTTGCGTTGTCCTTTGTCCAGCTGTAGTAAGGCAGACCGTCATCAACGATAACGCGATAGCCAAGATATGTTTCAATCTTAATCTGGAGTGTTGCGTCATATTCGGTCGCAATATCCTGATTCTTCTGAAGCTGTGTATATGTTGCAGAATGCATGAACACAACGCCGAGAGAATTGTAATGATCGCCCAGAGCCTGTTTAGTATCAAGAGCCGCACCAACACTAATGTTTGCAGCAGCACCAGTACCACCAGAAATGTCGTTTACGTGAGCTTTCAGCGCACCAGAAGTCGGGTCAAGAACACCTTTGAGAACAGACAGATAAATAGCCTGTTCCTTTTCAAGCCACCAGTCAGAAACAAGGTTGGCTATAGCAGCCATCGGGTCTGAGCCACCGAGAACGTGCGCAAGGTCTGTTGCGCCCCACGCTTTCTGTCTCATAAGCAGAGTAGCGTTTGCAGCGTCAGTTGTTACGTTGCTTACTTCAAGAGCGGTTTCGGAGAATACATCATCGTCACCGCCGAGAGCATTGTAGTGAGGGAGAGTAATAAATCTACCACCCTGCGGAGTGCCGTTAATAAGTTGCGCTACTGTTGCGTCAGAAGTGGCAATGCCGCTTCTAACGAGCATAGAAAGCGCGGTTGTTCTGTCTATTGTGTACTGAGAAAACTTGCTCGGTACTACTTGCATATTTGCATATACGGTGTAATTATCAGCCATTATTTTACCTCCAATAAATAAAGCACCTCATCGGGTGCTATGTAATGTTGTTCTCATGTGTCGATATTCAAATCTTTGAACACCTTTTGAATTTTCGGAAACTGAATAGCAAAGTAATCAACCATTTCTTCGTTCTGTGACCACCCGATATCATCAATCACGCCACTGCTGTCTTGCAATCCGCTTTCACTGAAAAACGCATGAATAATTTCATGACGCATTGTGAGCTTTTGCTGTTTCTCACAGCGCTCTTGTGTTTCTTCCTCCCAACCGGGAAAAGACTGGAATTTTCCAATGCAGATAATATGTTCTATTGAATCACAATATCCGCATAATCCCCTTTTGGTAAATTCGGTGTCCTCTTCATAGTCTTTGAAGACTATTTCGTATTCAGCTCCTAAAATGTTCGCTTTCATCATTTAACCCCCGCCGCCGCTTTGAGCTGTGTTGCGAGTTCGGGGTTCTCAATCTCTATCCGCATTTGTTCCGAAAGATTGAATTGTTCTTTCGTATACGGATTTTTGCCACCGTTCAGAGTGTTGCCCTGTTGCGGCTGTCTTCCTGCGTCTTTAAATCGTTTTGTGACCTCTGCATTTACTGCTTTGTCTACTGCGGAAGTAAACAGTTTCTTGAAACTCTTTACTCTATCGTTGATTTCTGTTTCATCCGCTCCCATAACAAAATCTACAAGAGCCAATGACATATCACTGCCATCATCAAGACCCGCTTCTTTGATAGCTTTCACTGCATACAGACGGTTTTCCTTGTCTGTAATAGCCTTTTCTCTCTCGGCGATAGCTTTTTCCTTTTCTTCGATTTCGACATTTCTCAATTCTTCATCCGTCAGCTTTTCTCGCTGTATTCTTTCGAGCTGTTTCTGCAAGTCTGCGCTTTTCTTGCGCTCCTGTGCCATAGCTCTATCGAGACGGCTTTGGAGAATCTTATCAAGTTTGTCATAATCAATCGGTTCAGCTTTGCTTTCAGGCTCTTGTTCTTCCGTTTCTGACGGCTTTTGTTCGGTGGTTTCATCAACAGGAAGCGTTTTTACAAATTCATCGTATTCTTCCTGTGTAATGCGCCCATCAGCAAGCATTTTCTGTATTTTTTCAAGATTCATAGTTTTACCTCCGTTTTTGTCCGTATAGAACAGTATGGATTCACCATATAGATGAACCGTAAAAATATATGCAAAAGAGGACTAACCTTATAGATCAGTCCTCACTTTACCTTATAAACAAAAAACGCTTTGCAAAGGCAAAACGTCTTTAGGAACTCCTTCTGCTCATGGCAGACGAGCTATTATTTATATCATCGTAACAAAGGCAGAGGGATTTGAACCCACCATCTTTCGATTTTGGAGACCGATGTTTTACGTTAAACTATGCCCTTGTTTGTCACGATGAATAGATGTAATAATTTCAATAATTATCCATTCTAACACATTATACCACAATAACTTTCACTTGTCAAGAGTTTTCTGGAATATTCTGGACAAAAGTCCAACGGGATATAAAGGAATCGAACCTCTGCTACATGGTTAACAGCCATGTGCTCTGCCAACTGAGCTAATATCCCGTGTGACAGAGCTTTCTGCATGATTGACATTGGAATCACGCTCTCTCCGTACTCTGTCGGAATACCTAATCTGTACTCACGTGCCCGCTCCGGAAACGGGGATTTGGTACTGACGATGGGATTTGAACCCACAACTCCATGATTAAAAGTCATGTGCGCTACCAATTGCGCTACGTCAGCATGAACAGGGCGTACAAGATTCGAACTTGTTTGACGTGGGTCAAAGCCACGTGAATTGCCATTATTCTAACGCCCTAAACGGAACGTCTTAATTTCACCGTTCCGTCAAGAAAGGAAAGTAAATATGGAGTAGTTTATCGACTTGCTCAGGTCGAGTTATTTAATACCAATCATAAAGAAAATCTTCTAAAGCCTGTATATGATTCAATGCCTTATCATCTTCTCCATGTTTCTCATGATACAAAGCAGTTTCAACGGCTCTGTCTATCTCTTCTTGCGCGTCTTTGTTGCTGTGATATTTCTTCCGCAATTCAGAGATTTTCTGTTTGATTTTCAAACTTTTAATTTCTGCCATCAAAACACCTCATTTCTGTTTGCTTAAAAGTTTATCCCTATATTCAAGCGCTTCGTCATAATCTGTAATTGTTTTCACTTTAGCAAGGTCTTCAGCACTTGACAACTTATAGGCTTTTGCACCATTCTTTTTGATTACTGTTTCGATATCGTCGCTGTTCTTCATCATGACAAATACATCGAATTTCTTTTCCAGTAAATACGGGTCACTTACATAATCAGCATTAAACGGCACTCTTGCAACAGGCACATAACCGCACTGCTCATAAGCATTTACAAGGAATTGACCGTAGCAATCCATTTTCGTGCCGCCGTTTGCTCTTGCGGTTATAATCAGATCGTTTACCGCGCCTTTGGCATTTGAATTGCTATTCTTGAATACAGCCGTTATATCTCCGTCAGGCTTTACAGCTACACCCGCCATTCCGTCCTTTGAAAGAAATGTTTTGTACTTTCTCAAATCTTTCATAGGATGAGTATCAACACAAGCACCATTTCTGTTTGCTTTCTTTGCCGTTTGAATAGCTTCATCAAATTTACCTTTGCGGATTGTGTCTTGTAGTTTTAAATCAGTTATTCCATTATCGTTCATCCGCTCCCGCAAACTATCTTCCGTAGCAGACTGAACCATATTGTATTTTGATTCGATTTTATCAACACTCTGTCCTGTTGCTTTGGCAAATTCTTCAACAGTCATGAGGTTATATTCCAAATAACAACGGCAATTGCAATCATGAGCAGCTACACCGCTTTTACTTGGTGCTTTTGCTTTCACACCGTCGCCCAAATCAAACAGTTCACCAACTCTGACAGTAACGCCCTCCATTTTCATGTGGTTTGCGCCATTTTTGCTATAGCTTGTTCTCCAACCGTGTTTTGTACGTCTGCGCACTTGCGGACGGACGCGATTATCTTTCATCGTTCGCCATGTTGCCGCATAAATCAAATCACTGCCTTTTAATTTACTGTCGAGCCGTTCGGCGCAATCCATCATTCCGCTTTCTATGTTTCGGTGTGATTCTGTTCTGACAATGTTATTTGCTTTGCTCATACTCACGCCTACACGTTCCGAAATGCGTTTAGCCATGCGCTCATATCGATCCCCGTTCATCAGACCGATATTCAATTCCTGCTGAATCTGATAGATTATTTCCGCTCTATGCTTTTGCATGACTTGTGGCAAGGTCAGCTTGCTTATATTGTTGTCTACAGCCTGTTTTAACACCTCTGGACGAACGGCAAGGTTTTTACTCACCCCCGCAACGTTTTCCGCTGTAGTGGCTTGTACGACCGTCTCAGACATTCCCTTGTAGCATTCCTCATAAGTCTTGTTTACAAGGTTCATCATTGTCTTTTTCAGGTCAGGCGTTATGCTGTCCACATTCTCTACAATCTCTTGTAGAAACTTTGCTCTTTGTCTCTTGCTATCAAGATAAGTCATGTACAGCCGCCCATCTTCATCGGCGTACTTCTTATACTCTTTGGCAAGAAATGCATCAAGATCATCCATAAGAGAGTGATATATTTCCTGTATTTTCTTTTTAGTGAGTATTTCCCGATTTTCTTCAATCCTGCGTATGTCATGCAGCATTTTCGCAAGACTTGTTTTCGATTCCGGCAATATATCACCTCCATATGAGCAAGTATTCAAGAACAACCCGTCTACGGCTCTTTAATTCGCTTCGTTGTCCTGCATATCATGTGATAGCCAGTGCAACTATCAACCTCACCTACCCGATTTCTCAGCGGCTTCGGCTGGACGGTGCTTTTCAACTCGTCCACGACAGCGATTGTATCCGCGCCCCCGGTTCTTTCTTCGGGGGTTGTTCTTTTTCCTTGTGATTATATTATACCTTTTTCGCGGTATGGATTCTATGTTATTTTATGAACACTTTGTAAATCAGTGTTCATAATTTGTCGTTGCTGAATTTGTACAAGTCACTTTTATCCAATCTGACGTATCGCGTATAGGCGTATTGGTTATAGTGACAGGCTGACCATGAGGACAAGTCAGGCAGTAAGCAGTGTTATCATACTCCGACGTTTCTGTAATTGTTTCACGAATCACCTTGCCGTCTTTGTCATACTCACGGATAGTTTCTTTAATTGTGCGTTTAATCATATTCCCTCCTGCTTCTTTTGCTCGTCTTTTTCGTCTGGCTCATCTTGTTCATCGCCCGAATCATTAAATCCCTGTTGAGCGGCTTCATACAACGCCATGTTATCTTCCTTTTCAGCGTTTGCCATTTCTTCCGCATAGTCTGGATCGTCAACTTCTGGAATAGCAATCGCCCATGCCTGTTTCTTAGACAGTCCTGCGGCAATAAGAGCCTGTGCAGCTTGCGCATTCTCCAAAACCTCTGTGGGGAAATTTCTCTTGAAATCCATAACCACTTGAAGCGGGTCGAATTTGATTCCTTTTTTCGCCCAACTGGACGAAAGCAAACGCCACATATGAATAGCAGCATCCATCATGCAACTCTCAAACATTGCGCTTTTCGTTTCCAACTGGTGCAACCGGAATTTCAATGCTTTTCCGCTTGAACTACTGAACAGGTCTTTGTTAAGGTTTGGCGTTTTTGAGAATCTGTATATGTTATCCTCTAACCGTTGCAAATGGTGTTCGGAAAAAGCATCGTCTATGTTCTTCGTCACCCACTTTACAGGGTCATTCACTACATTAGAGCCAACTTGTGGAATAATAAGAACTCCGCTTTTCTGTGCTTTAGTTATGACTTCATCATCAACATTCACGCCGACAACCATCAAGGCATGAACAAATGCTTCAATCTCGTTGGAGCAGTCAGACACAGCGCGGTCATAGCCGTCTATCAGTTCAAGAACCTTTTCAGCATCTCCCATGCGTTCAGCGTTATTTGCTATGCCTTGCAACGGGCAATAGTCAAACATATGCGGACGTGTTTCCATCTCCGCCAGAGAGCCTAAATCGCCCTTGTAGGTGGTTACGTTCTTATCATCGTAAAACTCTACTATCCATTGCTTTGTATCGTTTATGTCAGAGACCTCATAATACCTGACAGCGTATTCCGGCTCTGCTATCTTTGTATCAGAGAGAATAATAGTTTCATAACCGGGTACAGGCATTACCCGTTCCATGCCCTCTTTGTCGATATAGAACAGTCTGCCAGAGTATCCATAGATACTTGCATTCTTTGTTATTTCCATATCAATGCCGAACATATTGTTCCGTGTCGTGAAGTCGGTCAATGCTTCTGCGGCTTTATCCACACCTTGTACACCGCCTGTGGATTCTTCCGATTCATCCGTTTCACTGTAGCTGTATGAAATAGGCTCTCCTGCAAAGTATCCTGTTTTGAAATCTACTATCTCACTGAAAAAGTCATTGTTTATTCTATTATTGATCGGGTTTTCTTCTTCATAGCGCGGTTGCCTATCGAATATCGGCACACCGCCATAGATCGCCTTGTATCTGTTATACAGACGGCGGTTGTAAAGTGAGTTCGGTCTATGCTTTTGGATAATCTTTTGCAGAATCTCTTTTGTTATTCCGGTTTCGCGAATGGCTTCAAGCTCACCTGTGAAATTCGGATATAGCTCCATCTCGTTTCTTGTCATTTTCTCACCGCCCTACCGATTTCATTCACCGATTTTAACCGCAAAATTATCCCACTTCTTATATGCGTCAAAATAGTATTCATGTTTATCCCCGTTGTATGTCACTTCGTAGTACATACCATCAAACAATGTAGTGGACGCAAGAGCCTTGCTGTTTTGTAATGTTTTACACATCCAAACGATAAACACATCATCAGGCGTAATTTGCGCTTTGTCTGTTTTGTCAAGGTGCTTGTTAGCATACTCAACAACAGCATTCTTTACCATCTTGTAAAAATCTTGTTCGTTCATTTCTTTCTCCTTTTTTTACTTGCTTTGTAATTCGGTAATCCCCTATCAAAAAATATGCGTCCGTCTGGCAAACGGGTAAGTCCGCACCGAACGCACACATAGTTCTCGAATGCTTTTTTCCATATATGGTTGCACATAATTAGAATCTCTTTCCTGCTTTTACTTCTGCCGCAAGTATTTCGTCATTTAAGGCATATCTTAATGCGTCTATCAAGTGGTTGTTCTCATCCACAGGTATTGCCATTGCATTGCCGTATTTGTCCTCTTTCCAATGGTATTGCTCAATCTCATTTTTGAAATTTTGGCAATGTACATCAATTACGATTTCATAGCTTTGCAGCCAACGTATGCCACGGTTTATGCTGTCTGCTCCCTTTACCGCTCCAACTGCTTTAATATTGTTTGCAGCAAGAAAATCTATCGTTTTAGGTTCTGCACTATCGCATATGAGATATTGATTTCCACAGAAGTTTCTGCATACCCTCAATAATTCATCGTCATTCATTCCCGCTCGATACCATTCGTCATACACATATATCTTTTTGTGTGCCTTGTCGAGATGTACTTTTATCAATGCGTTCGGGTCATCAGAAAAACCAAAGTCGCAGCCTTGATGCACTCTATCAAAGTTCGGAATCTGTTCTTGTATATTCTCAACACGCCAATTCTTGAAAATGACGTGTCCAAGCACGCCCCAATTTCCTAATGTATAAACGTTATAGAAATATGGGTCTGTTTCATCTTCAAGTAATCGTCTATCGTCTTCGGTTAGGAATATGTTATCCTTGTATGTTGTCTTGACAATTAACAAATCCCTATCTTCATAGACTGTTTTATCGTCCTGCCAACCGCCAAAAAAATCCTTGTATATAAAATGTGTTTTGAGTATCGGGTTAAAGGCTAAAATAATACATTTGCTTTTTGGCGATCGACCACGCAGACGTTTCTTTAATTGCAAAATAGCTTGACGTTTAACCTCTGTGGCTTCTTCCACAAAGACACGTTCAAGCACACCGTCAGCGGGTGTTATACTCTTTACCTTTTCGGGGTCATCCAATCCAGTGAACAATATCTGTTTTCCATTCAGTTTGTTGGTGATAACCATATCAGACGCATTAACCTTGAAATACTCTTTAAGTCCCATTCTTGATATGGCTTTGCATATTTCGTTGTATACGCTCTTTCGTATCGTTCTGCCAACGTTACGGCACACAAGCCAGTTAACTCCCGCAAGGTTATCTAACACAATTTTCTGACATATAAAAAAACTCTTGCCGGATGAAGAACCGCCATAGAATATTTGCATAAACTGCGGTTTGTCAAGATACGGCATATATGCCGGATTGATTGCAACCGATATATTCATACCTTAATCACGCTTCTTCCATGTCTTCCGGTGTTGCCGCCCTTATGTTTATGTTGATTTCCTTATCCTCTGTCTCAACATTAACTTTATCAGTCCATATACCATAGTTCTTGCCGAGCATTTCAGCAGCTTTGTTTGCGTCCGATACCTTTGTAGGAATTTCAACAATCTCCGCTTTTTCTTTTTCTACTGTCTTCCGTTCTCTCTTGCCCGTATCTGGGTTCAGCACCATCCCAGATACTTTTTCTTTTATCGTGACAACAACACTCTCTTTTTCCTCGCGGCGCATTACCCTTGTGTAGTATTGTAATATTTCCTCTATCGTTGCTATTGCGGGTTGTTGTAGACTTGTCAACAATTCATCTTTATATTTCAAAACCTCAACATTTTTCAGCAGCCTTGAACCTTGTGCGTAAGCAGAAGATTTGCTATATCCTGCGGCAAGAGCGGCTTGTGTGGCATTATATCCATTCTTGATAAGTTCCTGTACAAATAGCTTTTGCTTATCAGTCAGTTTAGTTTTATCGTTTGCCACGCCCTCCCCTCCTTTGTTATTACCAAGTAAGTTCTATCTTTTTCTCGTTTCTATGTAATTTCATTATCTGCGGTTCTCCACTCGTTGCGGGTATCATCATTTTGGCAAGAGCATAACCGCCATATTGCAACCACGGCACGGAAGATATAACAACATATTGTTTGTATGATATCTTGTTATTGAATTTATCAACAAATATCTTCATCGGCTTTGTTATAGCTCCCTTGTGTGTATGCCCTACTATAAGTCCGTCTATGCCGTCTATTATAGTTCCGAAGCGTTCATTTCTGTTTACGGCTGCGCCAGTGTATATGCCACCACCCGCGCCGTGAGTGAGCGCTAAACAGTATGTGGGATTTGTTTTGCCGTCTCCGTTTTTATCTCCCATACAGATTTTTAAAAACGCTACGTTTTCTCTGTATATATCTTCAAGATCAAGTTTTGCCATAATATCATACATAGGGTCATCGTCCGCGTCTTTGCCACTTCTCTTTTCGTGATTACCTCTGACAGCACAAAGAATGCGTCCCGCTTCTGCTAAAGGTTTAAGCATTTCTGCCATTTCCTTTTTCTGCTCAGAGGGACGCATTGTTTCTTCAAATATGTTCGAAACACTTGAACGGGTAGCGTTGTTAATCAGATCGCCACCGAGTGTGATAAATACATTGTCTTGCTTCAATACATCTGCGCAAAACTTCTTCCATTCTCCGCGTAAATGTTCCCTGCTTCCTAAATGAACATCTGACACGGGAATGATAAGCATATCCTTATTCATTTGATAATTATGAATTATCATATCAAAATCTGACAGCATATAATAATACCTCGTTCAAATGTTTCAAAGCGACGCATTAACGCCGCTCTCTTGTGAAATAATAGAAGAATGGAGTGTCCAGAATGGCAATAAATAACTTAATGACGTATTGCCCAATGAGCATATTAAATAATGCAATTTGATTATCGAATATCCATCCAAACCCAAACCCGAAAGCAATAGTAATAAAAATCGCTGTATCTACAAATTGAGATAACATTGTACTTGCGTTGTTTCTCAACCATTTATGTTTATTGCTCTTGCTTTTAAGTTTGTGGAATATGTGAACATCCAGATACTGACTAACAAGGTAAGCCGATAGACTGCCCACAACGAACACCCAGTTCTGCCCCAATAGCTTTACATATGCCGCTTGCATTTCAGAATCGATATACGGCGTGTAGGTTGTAATAATAACAATGAGTGTTGCTATCACCTGACCGATAAAGCCGTATCTTACAATTTTGTTTGCTTCACGTTTGCCCCATACCTCGCCAACAATGTCCGTGATAAGATAACACACTGGATAGCAGATAACCGCTCCTGCTATCGTCACTGCATTTCCGAATAATGTTATCCCAGTATCAATGACCTTGCCTGTTATTACGTTTGAGATAACAAGCGATACGATAAATACAATTGTTAGCATATTTAAAGATTCTTGCGTCTTCCTCAAATGTTATCACCCTTTGTTACCTTGACGTGTAGGTGAGTGTTGCTAAATGCTTCAATCGTAACTTTCGCTTTTGACGGTCTGTAACTCCGCAATTCATCGTAAATATCTCTTGCAGCATCTTCAATTGTTAGGCTCAGTCCGCTCAATCTATTAAGAAATTGATCGAGTTTGATGTAGTCCATATAATACTCATTCGGGATAAACTCAATGTTTACAATCGCCGTATAATAATCTTTTCCGATAGGGCAGTATAAAACGATTTGTTTGTCTGCTTCAATCAAATTCACTTGTTGCGTGTTCTCTATCAAATGTCAACAACTCCTACTGAGATATTTTTGATATTTTATCCACTCTTTGAGAGTTAATAGCTCAATCTCTCTTTGTTTGTCTTTCCGTGTTCCATGGTTTTTCGGCGTTATCATTTTCATTTGTCCGTTATTATAAACGAACAAGCTGCCAAACCTCCGACAACTCAGCCACGTTGTGCTATCGACCGAATAAAATTTGTATTGTGTAACTTCTTTTGGCGTGAATCCCAAACCATGAACTTTTACTCCGTTATCATAGGCGTATTGCACCATCCTCTTGATAATAGGGTATTCATTGCGTTTGATATGCTTAATAGCAAATCCCCCGATTGCTATATAGTCATAATCATTCACAAGCCTTTTGAATTCATCCATTCCTCTTGATTTGTGCCACACCGGAACGGCTTTCTTCCCCGTCTCTCTTTCTATTTTAGTTCGTATGCGCCTTACTTCTTCATACCCAACAATAACGTCAATATCAAGCTCAAAATAATGTTCAACGTCATTCTCGTTTATGAACGATATATACTTGTTTATGTAGTCATCCCAATTAACTTTGCCTTTCGCCCCGTTCATGAATGTAAATGCGCCACTGTCGAGCAAAAACAAATCAGCACTTTTAATTAAAGGTTTCTGAAAAGGGCAAAAATAATAAAAGCTCTCCAATAAATACGGGACTTGTTTTAAGTGCGGTCTTGTACTCTCGTATACCCCGCTTGTTCCTGCAAGACAGAGTTTCATAATTCAAACTCACAGCCGCACGATGGGCATTTTGTTTTCTTTGGTTCTTTTTCTTTCGGTTCTTTTTCAACAAAAAAATCCTGTAAATCTTCATCAGACACTGGATTCAATAAGTTATCAAGTTCCCAATCAGCAAAAGCGGTAAGTTCAAGATCAAAGTCAACGTCTTGCAAACTCTCCATTTCTTCTTTGAGCAGTTCCATATCAAAACCAGTGTTAGCATTGATTTTGTTGTGAGCAATTGCATAGGCTTTGCGTTCACTTTCGTTAAGATGGTCTAACCGAATGCACAACGCTTCACTATGCCCTAACTCTTTTAATGCGATATACCGTCCATGCCCCTCTATAATTTGGTTTTCACTCCCTGATATCGCTATCGGGTCATTATTCCCGAACTTCATTATACTGCTTTTGATTTGCTCAATTTGTTCTGCCGTATGTTTTTTTGTGTTGTTTGCATACGGTGTTAAATCCTCTACTTTTATTTTGACTATTTGCAACAATATCACTCCTGTGCCGTTTTTTGTTGCAAACATTTACCCCTATATACGCTACCGTCTCCCGCCCCTGACATTTCATAGCGTTAACACCCTTAAAACCGAAAAATAATCATAAGAAAACCCCGCCGATATCTTCGACAGGGTTCAAGAAAGAGAGAATATGAAAAACAAATTATGTTTATATTGTTATTCCACAATAACATTTTATCATATTATTAACTTTTTGTCTATTGCTATTTTTCACAATATTTCATATTTTTGTTTTATTAAACTTAGATAATACGCCATAATACATACGGAATAATTTTTGCTCAGACCATACCGTTGTAGGATATAATTTTTTCATGACTTCTACGCATTTTTTCCACGGCAAGGCATTATAGAACCTCGCTTTTATCATCTCCTGTTGCGCTTCTGTGAGTTGTGCTTTTTGTGAAAGGTCTTTGACAACCGTCCATTTCTTTTCAAGCTCATGTTTCTTATCATCAAGTTTTTTGCTTAGTCTTTCCGACTTTATTATGTATTCTTCTATGACATTTTTTCTATCACCGCCGCCACGGGGCATATCGGTAATTGTTTGTACTCTCGGTTGCGTCATTTGTTTTAGTTCCGAAAGCCGTTCGATAATGCTATTTATATCACGCCGCAATTCAATTATTTCATCCAATTGTTTCACTTACGCCACCTCTTTCATTTTCCTGTGCTGCCAAAGCCGTCATTACCTCGTTCTGTTGTTTCGAGTGTGTCCACAACCTCAATTTCTTCTGGGATAACAACAGGCACTATAACAAGCTGTGTTATCTTATCTCCTGCATGAATCCTATAAGCAGAACTGCCGTGATTGTACAGCTTCACAACGATAGAACCCGTGTACCCTTGATCTATAACTCCTTCGCTTACAATTCCATGTTTTACATTCAATCCGCTTTTGCTTTTCAACATCCCTACCGTTCCTTGTGGCAGTTCTACATGAACCCCAGTGTCTATGGTGGTGTATGATTCTCTATCGAGCCACACGTCATAAGGCGCACGCAAGTCAAGCCCCGCGTCGTTCTTGTAAGCTCTTAATGGCATGAAAGCAAATTCGTCCAACTTAATTCTCATGTTTAGCCCTTTCTTTTAAATAACAATTTTCATTTTTCCTGCTGATTTTATTGTCACGTTAACCCAATCTTCTGAATCATCATGGATTTCGTGATATATCTGTTTAACCCATTTTCGATTATCGTTTTTCAACACTCCGTTTTTTACCATAGCGTCAAGAATGAATTTCTGTGCACTCTGTATGTTATCTACGTCTCTACGGATTGTGGATTCATAGAAGTCTATCAATATATCACACGGTTCTGTGATAGGCTCTAACGTGTGTTGTGTCAACGCTTGCTTAATATCCCAACCGATAGCTTCTTCAATATCCGCTTTGAATTTTGCGCCCATATATCTATTTGTTCTGTTTTTGGATATTACGGTATTGAGAGACGGCAGTTTTCTTCTTATGGCGAAAAAATATAGCAATCGTATCACCTCATCGTTTTATGTTTCATTACGTCACATATTCCCTAATCTTATTTAACGCGCGTTTGAGCGTTTTACTCACTTGAGATTGATTTGTGTTTAATTTTTGAGCAACTTCCTGTTGCGTCAACGGTGGATTTTTGAAGTAAAGCATATTAACGATAAATCTTTCTCTATCATTTAATTCATTTATTGCACACTTCAACGTTTCTCTTATTACAAATTCATCCAAAGTATCAGTTTCATCTTTAACGGTGTCGGCGAGAATCTGATTGTCTTGTATCGGTTCTTCTAATGATTCGGCGCGTATGCTTTTCTTCCTCAGACAGTATCTTATCTCGTTTTCGATACAACGTACAGAATATGTAGAAAATGTATAGCCTTTGCTTTCATCAAAACTTTTAGCCGCTTTTATAAGTCCTATGAAAGCAATTGATTCTAAATCATCGTATTCCATTCCAGTGTTGAGATACTTTCTTGCAACATATCGTGCGAGGTTTAAATTATCTGTAACAAGACTTTCGTCATACATTCTCAATATCCTCATTGTTCAAACAAATGATTTTAAAATATGGCAGTACTTCTATGACTTTGCAAAACTCAACCCATTCATCAAGTTTATGATTCTTTCGTGCATGGTACATATTCAAAAGAACTTCATAATTGAGCTGAACCGTTCGACGCTGATTATAGGATGCAGGAAGAAGCTGGATAAGCTGCCACCAATAACGCTTATCTTTGGTTTTGAGGTATCTTCTTCGATAGTAGTTAAGGACGTTGATTATCAACCCCATAAGATCGTCAGCATCTACTCTGATGTTAGGTGCGTCATTAAGAAAAATAGCATCTCCTGCGTCATTATTAGTCATATTTAGTAAATGCTCATGACTAAAATCATCCGACGTAAATTCTTTATCCGCTATCTTATGAATAGTTGAGCATGAATTCGCAACTGTTCCGATTTTGTATGTATCGTACTCTTTCCACCAGTACAGCGGTGCTGTTATATCCATAGTTACATTAATCATGCGAAGGTACTTCCTATGGTCTGTTCCGGCTTTTCGGAGGTTCTTCATGAGCTTCAAATCATTTTCACCGATACAATATTTTTCTCTTAAACATCTATCGTTGTCGGCTGCTGGATTAGTCCCCGGTGTTCCTATCGAGTACCATCTGCTATCACTTTTCTCCCATGAGTTCATTGGATTCCTCATACCACGAATAGCAGCTTCCCAACCAAAGACTTCAATGTTTTCTACTTTAATCATTGTTTTATCCTCTTAAAACTCTTTTGCAATTTGCGGGGTCTAAATCAAGTTCTCTTGCTATTTTATATGAGCTTACGGCAACATCAAAATTGGTCATTCCGTGAGCATTTCCGTAACAGACAATACTCCGTGCGTCATTTATGGAGTATCCTATGCTCATAAGGTGCTTAATCGCTTTCTTTCGTGTCATTGCTTTTCATCCTCTCAAAGCATTCTTTTGTGCCGCAACATTTCTTTTTGGTGCAGTCCAAACATATTTGCACCGATTCATAGTTTTTTTCTTTGCGTTTTGCGTGCTTCTTTTCTTTGCTTAATATTTGCGGTTGATTTGCTGCGCGATAGTATGTATTGCGTGTTTTAATCATTGTCGTTCTCCATAATCTTTCCAACATCATACCCAATCTTTTTTAGCTCATACTCTGCGGGGTATGTATCATCCATCAAAAATTTTTCTTGAAGTTCTTTATATTCCTGCTTAAAGAATTTTCGGAAGTTTAACAGTTTCTTGCAGGTGAAGCCATAGTGAGCATACAACGTATAAGCAATCATTGCTTCATAAGCTCTATCCCACGCTTTCTGTTGTTCCACTATTTGACGGTTAATTTCAACCGTCATTGCTTTTTCTTGTTTATTAGTTAACTTCGGAGGTATTTTCACTTTCATGGTGTCTTATCTCCCATATACAGCAAAGAACATTCCACACAAAAACTCTATCATGCGGTTCGTCGGGAATTTCTTTACCACAGCAAACACATCTTTCAGCCATTTATTACACATCCTTTCCGCATTTGTGAGGATTATCAACACAATACATACTCCCGCACATCGGGCAATTTTCAACGCCAACGTCACCGCCCAAAGCAATTCTTATGTTTTCAAGAATCCCTATAGTATTTTTGAGATTCTCCGCTCCCACATGATCATTTTGCTTTGTTGCTGTCTTGTAATGGATTTTTGCTTTTTTAAGCTGCTTTTCTATGTAAGCAAGTTCTTTTTCATGCTTTCTCATTTCCGCTCCTTTTCAACGCATTTCGGATTTCTCGCCATGTGTATTTAAACCACAATTCATAGGCTAAACATCCATTTGTTTTTCTCACCGCCGTTGCACATTGCATTTTGTTGCTTTTTGCGCATTTTTTACACGGATAATCAGGGAAGTTCTCAGTCATATATGCGTACAAATCCTCAGCATCCAGTTCTTCTTTTATTTTTTCGTTCATTTTTATTCCTTTCGTTAGTTGTCGGTCAGCCCAAGCAATTTCTGCATATCAAGATATTCCGCTCCTGCCTTTTTCTTTCTTCTGTTCACTCCTTTCACATTAATGGGATGGCAGCGTTCTATTATTCTGTCGTATATTCTGCCGCACCCTATTCCGTCAGGATTTTTTATTTCATCTATTGTGAGGTTTGTGGTTATTATCATAGGCAATCCCGCTCTGCTTCGGCTGTCAACGATATTCCAAACCATTTCTTGCATAAAATCGGTTTTACGTTCTGCGCCAAGATCGTCAATAACCAAAAGTGCAAATTTATTAAGGTTATCTATGTAATCTTGCTTCCCCTCATACATTCCCTGTAACGTATTCGTAAGCCTTGCAAAGTTAGTGGCTAACACGGGATAGCCTTTATCAATCAAAGCATTTGCTACTTCGCAAGCGGCGAATGTTTTTCCTGTCCCTTTTTCTCCCCACAAAAGCAACCCTTTACCTCGTTCTTGCATCTCTTTGAAATTAGCGACATAGTTTTTCATTGCTTCTGTTAAGACTTTGTTAGCCATATCATCGTTTTCAAACGTCCAGTTTGCCATTTTGTCGCCCTCTGGAAATCCTACACTACGCATTTTTTTGACTTGTTCCTGAAACTCTTTTTGTTTTATAGCTTCTTTTTCTGCTTTTTCTTGTTCCTCCTTTTTCCGCATTTCGCATTTGCAAAGGCAATATGGACGGCGTTTCTTGCCAAACACCTCTATTTCTGTTTGTTTCCGTGTGTGACAGTTCCCGCAGTATAATAGACCATCTTCTCCGATATAGTCACCCTCGTTTCGTGGTATAACGTGCCCTGACCTTTCGATCATGTTCTCTATTATGCTTTCAAGAGCCATTGTCTACACTCTCCTAAAAAGGCAATTCGTCTTTTGCATACGGGTCAACCGCTATCCCGCTACCGCCTTTAATATAATATTTGCCGTTTTTCAACTCATATTCTTTTCCGTTTATTGTCTGCGTGTTGGTTTGTGTGTTCTTTTCTTTATCTTTTCTTGCCCAGTTTCTTATTGTCGCAAGGTGACTTTTATATGTTTTTCCCGACTGTGCTATGTATCCGCTCAACCGTTCTATACGTTCCTTATAGTCTTGCGGAAACTCTGCTTTGAGCTTTTCCATATCATTGTCTGAGAGCAAAACATTTTTGTATTCACCATATTTATGACGGACTTCTTTTTCCTCTTTTTTGGGTTCTTCACGATTCGTGGCACGATTCGTTAGCGTATCGTGGTACGATACTTCATTCTCATTCTCATTATCATTATCATTTTCATTTTCATTTTGAATTTCATTATTTAAGATTACGAGAATTTTCTTTACGGTCACGTTCAATGATTCTTTGCCGCTTATTCCGTTGTACACAAATTGAAGCAATGACTTATCTTTGACCTTTGCCAACTCTTTTAATAAGCAATCCTCAACAGGTTTGCCACCTTTGATAATGCTGTGACGCAAAAAGTTTTTTATAGCAATTTCTTTTGTCTGTGTCGAATACTTTATCATTCCGTATTTGCTTTCAAATCTGTCAAGCAATACATTTATAACCTCTACGCTATACCCTATTTCAAATGCCATGTGTTTGGGATTTATTGCGTATATACCAAGCTGTGTTGTATGCGGATTCGTGAGAAGATAAAGCATGAACAGCTTGTCTTCTGGCGAAAACATATCCATGACTTTTTCGTCATTCCAAAAATCCACATCTACAACCCTTTTTATTCCCATGCTTATTCACCCTCTCAAAATAAAAACCTTCGGAATATATCAAGGTTGCGGCTCGATATACCCCAAAGGCTAAGGTTGCAGTTATTCATCTTAGTCGTAGCCAGACCGCAACTTCTAACTACAACCTTGTAATGAAATTATACCAAACACTTTATTAACATTTCTTCGTTATGTTATTACTTATTTGTAAATAGTTTCATTTCGTATCACCTTAAACGTCAATAACCAACTTCTTCGAGCGCGTGTTCTATTTGTTCATCGGTGAACCCCTCGTATTCGAGCTGATTATACAACTCCGTCCGTGACATTCCCATAGTGTCAAGATAGTTTTGTGCGCATTCTGTAGCTTCTGCAAACCAATCAGCGCCGCACTGATCCGCTCCGTAGGTGGCTTCTTCTTTGGAATATCCATCAAACTCTAACTGAGATATTAAACCGCTGTACGAAAGCGGCACAGTCTTAATATACATTTCCGCGCTTTTGCGTGCGTTCTTTTCAGCAAGCGTTTCTTTAACAGAAAGTTCAACGTGTGTTTCCTGTTTTACGCTCTCGCTTATATTTGATTCTGCTACTGTCGATTCTGCGCCATCAAACCATAATATTCCCACTATGCAAGCGGCTGCAATTAACGGTGCGCACTCAATCAATGTTTTGAAATTCTTTTTCATTTTTCTCTTCTCCCCGTTAAGCCTGTTAGGACAGCCTACAATCTTCTCTAACGCTTTGTAAGCGCATTTCTCTTCGCCCTGTTATTTGTACCTGTCACGCATTAAATACGTCCACACGCTGTTCTGATGTATCAGAACGGCAAATCCTCGTCATCTTTTATCTCTTCAAATTGCGGCGCACTCTCCTGCTTAGTGTTTGCCGAATAAGATTCAGGCGTATACGCTGCTTTCTGTGTTGTTTCTTTCTTTTCGCCAGTGAATTGTGCCTTATCTGCCATTATCTCAGTTATATAGCGTTTTTGACCGCTCTGGTCTTCGTATGAGCGCACATTGACTGACCCCTCAATCAAAATAAGATTTCCCTTGTCAAAGTATTTGGTGATAAATTCCGCTGTCTGTCTCCAAGCAACTATGTTCAGAAAATCTGTTGCTTTCTCGCCGTTCTGAGACTTATAATCGCGATCAACGGCGATAGTGAACGATGTCACGCTTGTTCCACTCGGAGTTGTTTTTAACTCCGGTTTTGCTGTAAGTCTTCCCATTCCAATCCATTTGTTAAGCATTTTCACTGCCCTCAACTTTCTCTAATAATTCTTTGATACATTCGATACATAATTCTTTTCCGTCATAATGATACAACGGTGCTTCGTCTCCGCATTTGTCGCAATAATAACGTGTTACGGAGTAGTTCGGGCAACTTTTGCCCAAACAAGGTAAACCGCAATCCACGCATTCATTCACTGTTTTTTTCATTGCTCACTCCTTTAGCTCAATGAATTTGTAACGTTCGCTTCTTGTGTTTAAGTCCTCTACATTAACAATGCACAGAATCCCGCCTGCCCTTTCGCCCATTAAAATTCCGTCGTCTATTTCGTATATGCAACCTTTACGGAAATTCGGCACTAATGTCCATGCGTGATTAGGGTTATCCTCAATACACACCACTTTCCCCGTGAAATATATCTTCGGCTGTTTACTTGTCAACACCGAGGGAAACATCTTATCCACAACTGCTGCGATTGCCGCTCTTTCGCTGTATTCGTCTTTATGGTAGCGTTTTACTTCGACTTCACGTGCAACTTCTTTGCCGTGTATAAGTTTTGCCGTTGTTCCATCACCCTTTGACGTGATAATTAACTTGAATTCCTGTTCACCTTCTATCAGTGCAAGGTCTTTTTCATAGAAATACAAACCATGATCGTTTTTCGCCTTGCCGCCGCAATTATGGAAATTCCATCGTCCTTTATCAAGTTGCACAGCGTAATCCCAATGAGCTACAGAGTCTTTTATAACCCCTACAATCGTCCCCGTGTCTCCAATGCTCAGTCCGTCACATGCATAGCCAATATTCCTAACTCTGTCTCCAACTTTAAACTTACTCATTTTAAAACCTTTCTACGGGAGAATAACCGCTCCCGCTCGGTTAATTAGCTTTAATCTTTTCTACCTGAGAGAATTTGAAGAATGCCGCTGTCTTCATAAACATTGAGGATTTTTCTGTTTCCTCATGCGTTTCTTCGTTCTCAGCCATCTTGCTTGCGTGTTTCCAAATCGTGATTTTTATATCTGACTTTTCTCCTTTCTTTACGCTGTAGCCCATTGACTTCCACGCCTGAAATGTATGTATCGGTTCGGGCATTTCTTCTCCGTTCACCGTTACCATGTTCAACTTACCTGCTTTTACAAGGTCTATGCTTGTTCTGTAGATGATTTCTGCGTTTGTCATGTTGTATTACCTCTCTTTCTTTGTATCTATATTATACCGCGTGAGAGGTATTGATTCTGTATTATTTTGTAAACAAAATGTAAATCACTGTTCACAAATTGCCATAATGTTTCATGATGACGCATTATAGATATGACTTGCCAACAATAGCGATAAATTCCTCTCGCGTGTGCGTCTCTTCATATTTCTTTTGGCAGATTTGTTTCAAACTCAAATCAAGCGATTTGTTGAAATGCACTCCATAATCAGCCATGTTATGCCAATCGGCGCGTAGATAGACACCAAAGCCGTTCTCATCTGAAATTTTTCTTCTTCCCGCACCAAAGTAAATATGATGGAAATGAAGATTTTCGTGGCTTCCAGTTATAAAACATTCTTTTTCGTTTTGCAAAATGCTTTTCTTCATCGTTCTCCCTCTTTCCACAGGCTAAGCATTTCCGCAAGCTGATCTGGCGTTCTTGTTTCTATTCCAACGGCTTCGCAGTCCTGCACAACGTTTTCTATGAGCCGTGACATTTGCGCCGTGTCGTATGTACTGCTGCCGTAATAGAGAATTACGTTTGTGCAACCCTCTATCTTGCTCGGCATTGTTTCCGTCTGCCATCCTATGCCATTACCCGACCACTTCTCACATAGGCTTTCAACTGCAACATTTTTCACACATACAATTTCAGATACACCGCCAATTTCTTTTATAGTCTTGCGGTATATTTCTTCTTTTGTTACATTCAGCTTTTCGGCAAGTCTATCCATAAGAACCCATGCATAAGCATTTGCGTCAAGACTTCGCTTTTCGCGGAATTTATCAATCTTAATTTTAAGTTTCTCGCAATCGTGCAATTCATCATATAGATTCATTGCGTGTTGCTTCTCGTTTACTGTCAAACTTAAATTTGCTTTCCCTGTCGAAAAATCAAGAGTTAAGCCGTTAATTTTCCCCGTCAGTTCTATCATTTTTATCTCCCTTAGTTTGATAAGTCGGCACAAATTCGCAAGTCAAAAGCAAGAGAAGCAACCAAAGAAAATTATAGTTTCCGCTCAGCGTAACAATGCCGAAAACGAACGCCAAAACAGATATGTACGCAAGCAATCTACAAATTACTGATACAATTACTGCTTTCATTCGCTATCCTTCTTTAACACATATCCATGCGCTTCTGCGTTAATTTCGTCAATGCTTTCAAGCCTGTGAATGATGGTATTGTTCTGCCTTTTAATGTCTTTCAGCAGTTCGATGATATCATACAGAGCTTTTAACATTTTCGCCGTGTAGTTCATTTACTTACCTCATTTCCTATTGCAATTTTCTACATCACAGAAATGTTTTCGCCAATCTTTAACGGCATTGTCAAAACAATCAAGCACCATTTCCATTGTTGTATCGCAAAATACTTGCTTGTATTCTCCCGCGCCGTTATCAAAAAATATCGCTTCATTATAATCTTCTCGGCGGCGGTCGTTCGTTTCGCTGTCAACGGTCATTCTTTTGATAAAGCATTCTCTTAAATCATCGATCTGCTTTTTGTAATCGGTTATTTCCCGTTGCATATCCTTGCAGTTACAGCCCATTCAATCACCTCGTTTCCACAAAAGTTTTTGACCACAATTACCACAATAATTTGTCAACCTATCAACAAATATCACTCCACAAGTAGGGCATTTCCCCTCCCACCCTTTATAGGGTAGCGGCTCTTTCGGAATCTGCTTCTCCACCGCTTCTTTCAGCGTCATGCCAATTTCAAGTTCAACATTTGCCATAGCTTCTTCAAGTATCTTTTTGCCGTCTAACTTTATTTCCATTTATCCGCCCTTTCTCATTGATATAACACTTTGCGAGCGTTTCCTGAATTGCTTCTTCATACAAAACATCATTCAGTTCATCGGAAATTTCAATTCCGTTTTTGATGTAGCGTTCAAGTTTAACATTGTATAAGCGTTCTATTTTTTCGTACTGTGTCAATGTCGTTTCACCTCACAATCTCGTTAAATCGGCTTGTACCACACTGTTTGCTCGTAAATCGTGCAATACTGCATAATGTTTGATCTGCCCGTTGTCATAAGACAATATATACTGATAGGGATAAAACGATATATCATTGTAGTTTATTATGAGATGTTCCGGAACTTGCCTTGGAATGCCCATTATGCCTTTCGGCAGCTTTGAGCATTCGCAACACATATCCAAGTATTTTTTTCTATCCATTATTCTTTCGATTCTTTTGTGATGATAATGCATTTTCCGCGCGTTGCCACTTTTAACGGCTGACGCGCTTTTTGTATATAAGCATATATCGCTTGATACGCATTTTTAACTTCTCTCTGGTCGTTGTATTCAAGGCATACATTCTTGTGATCAGAAGCAAGAAAATCATGCGTTGCAGCAAACTCCATATTGTATTTAGATTTCTTTGGACGTGATTTGAACTCCACATTATAGCTAATTCCTTTATACATTTGTCATCTACTCCTTTAGCCTTTAGGCAGTGTAATTTTTATAAAGCCACTTCTACCCTTAACTTTCTTTTCTCGTGTAACACAATACTTTTCGTATTCGTCTGGGCAATCCTTTTTAAATTGCTTTTCGTCAAACTCCGTTACCGTTTCGGTTATCGGTTCTGAACCGTCAACTCTCGTAACTTTAACGCCGTTTACGGTAGTCCAACTCTTTACATCGTGCTTTTGCATTGCTTCATAAAGTTGCTGTTTAACTCGTTTGTAATCTTCTTCAAGTGCCTTGTATTCTGCTATCTTTCTTTCGAATGCAAGCACTTGATTAGATAAAGTTATAACTTCTGTTGGCTGAAAATCCTCCTCAGACAAAAGCGGATTTTCTTTAAGCCGTGCAAGGTCTTTTCTGAACAAATCCAGTGCGCTATAGATTTCAGCGATTAGGTCAGCGTAATCGTTCAAATCTATCTCAAACACTTGCAGTCTTGAAGAATCAAAAGTTTCGTTCAAATCTTCTGGTCTGTTATACACCGCCAACTTACAATGAGAGTATCCGTATTCTTTGGTGTAAAGAAGCAACTGAACAAGATATAATTTGTAGTCGTTTACGTCTTCATAGATATGTGACGTTGACTTGATTTCAAGAATTTCATCTCCGTTATCGCCGTCGCAGTGTAGCCGCAAGTCACCAGAATATTTGCGGTTCGGTTGGAAATTCGTTGAATAAGTCTCGTTGATATAATCTCTGATTTTGCTTTCGATTTTGTTTCCATACACCGTGTAACGTGTTGGAATTGATTCGATTTCTTTAAGTCCTGCTTTTTCAAGAAGCAACGTGTATCTTGTTTTGAATGGGCTTAAATTCATTATCGCTCCCACATCGCTGCCGCCGATCCATGATTCTCTGTCTATTGTTACGTCGTATTCCATTCAATCACCCCAATTCCGCAAGAAGTCTTTCAAACTCTTCTGCCGTTGTGTGTGTCGTTAAGCTGTGTTCTTTTGCATATGCTGTCGCGTCGATACCTTTTTCTTTCAGCTTGGCAATAAGTTTCTCGCGTGGCGTTGCCTGTTTCGGCTTCTGCGTGTACTTTGTTTCTTCGCTTGCTGTCTGATCGGGGTCATCACCTGTAGAAATCTTGTAGGCTTTCATAAGGGCGTACTTATCGGAGTACGTCATAGCCTTTCCGCTACCTTTGTCCTGTGTGTCAATGCCCTCTGCAAAAGTGGTTGTTTCTATGTATTCGTCGGGCTTATCTACATTCACAAACCGATACACTGTTTCGATTCTTGTCATGAATGTTGTTTTCTTTGTGGTATTTCCATTGTACGTGCTTTCACTTTCAAGCATATTGCTTTCAAGGATTTTGCGGCTTACTGGATAGCTGTACACGCCATATTTTGCTTCAAGAGGTTTTACAGCGTCCAATACATCACGTTCAGACACCGCCTTGTACGATGATGTTTTGGTCTGCTGAACAGTGAGATTCTTTGCTACTGTCTGCAATTCTGCTGTAATAGCGGACATTTTTTCATAAATGTTTTTGATACCATCCATTTTTATATCCCTTTCTTATTCATTCGTTTCTTCGATTATATAAAACGAAAATCTATCGTTATCGTTGTCACTGTTTACAATGTTGATAAAATCAGCCACACGCATAGTGTTCATGCAATAAACCTCGCGGTCTTCTTTGTCAATTACATATACGTCCTTTTCTTTCCTGATTTCGTCCATAGCCTGAAACCCGTAAATGTCTTTATAAATCTTCATTTGTTACACCTCTTCCTTTTATCTTTTGGGCAAAATACTCTGCCAACAGTCTGCCGTTATGTACCTCTCCGCTTTCCACTAATCGAACTATGACTTTACGTTCATTTCTCACTCACTTCACTCTCCACTATGTTTCTAAAAGTTTCCCTCGCCGCTTTTGTCCGACCGATACGGTCAGCAAGTATTTTCGACGCATTATCAATAATCTCGTCCTTGTGCTCGGTTACCATTTTGTCAACCGCTTCAAACACAAGATCATTAAGCACAATTTTAATTTTTTCGTCCTTGTTCTCGAAGTTCCAATATCGCCGAGATTTCCCGATAACAGCACTCTTGCATTCCTCGTATAGCCTATCAATTATCTGCTTTTCCGATGTTTCGATAATGCGTTTTCTAATTCCCTCATCATCAATGCCTACCGCAAACTGTACTATGTGTTCCATATCAATTCCTTTCTTCATCCCTCATAAGAGAAAACATTTTTTCATCGGGAACGCTAAATGCGTTCTGCAATCTCTTCCAGAACTCCATTGAACCGCCGCGATCCCCTCTCTCAATTGCGGAGTATGCAACTCTGCCTATGCCGCATTTTTCAGCCATTTCCGCTTGATTTAGATTCATTCTCACGCGCAAAACTTTTAGGTTTACACGCATATAATCATCCTTTCTTTAGCCTATCTCATCAGTCGCGTGTAGCTAATCACGCGAGACGGCATTACGCCGTTTCGACTGTTATTTGTATCTCAATTCGTTTCTAATAAGTCGCGCTTTAAGAATATAGGATTTTACAATTTCCACTTCTTCCGGCGTGTTTTCAAGTTTCTGCGCGATATGGAGCATTTCTATCGCTTCATTCGTTTCGTCTGACAAGCTATATGGTGTATACGGCTTTGTGCCGTCTTTTCTAAACGGCTTCTTATCATTCTCTTTGTTCGCTTGATAAAAATCTTCGAATGCAAGCCTTGCTACCAACTCCGATAAGAATTTCCTGTTGCCGTCTGTAATCTTGTTCATGTGTTATCACCTCCAACTTAAATGTTTCGTTGTGACGCATTTTATTCATCATCATCAACTACATATCCTGCGCAATATGACTTGTCGATCTTTCTCGCCTTTGCAAGTGCTTCGTCAAAGCTGTCTGCTCTGATAATCACATATTCATCTGCGCTTTTGAAAATCTTCCATTTCATTGTTTTACCCTCCAATTTCGGACTTGTGACCGTACAACTTTCGTTGTGTGCATTAACGGCGTTGCCGCCGCCACTCTGCTTTATACCTCTTCGACGATTCCGCGATAACCGTAGCTTGTTTCAAATTCAGCCCACGATTTCCGATTGCTTCTTGTGTACCAGTGTGGAGTGTAGGTAAAGTCTCCATCTTCGTCCACCAGTTTCTTCAATGCCTGTCTAATGCAATTTGCTTTTACGGTGTACCATGTTCCCTTGATTCTAAATTCTTTCATTTTCTTTCTCTCTTTCTGCGGTTTGTTTTGTTCTTTCCTTGTGACTATATTATACCGCATTTGAGGTATCGTTTCTGTATTATTTTGTAAACAGATTGTAAAACCGTGTTCATAATTACATACATTTTGTTTTAAGAGAGTTCTTCAATTACTCGCTTCAATGCGTACTTGCCATTCGCGTTCAACTGACGTTGCCAAGCATTGTTCTGTGACGGCGCGAATCGAAATCCGTTCTTCTTTAGCACGGCTCTTGTATCTGCGTCTGGCTTTTCGCCAAAGAACAACTGCAAGCGCATGATCTCCGTATTCTCCACCACTCTAAACAAATCCGTGCTATATTCGTCAGTCTGTTCTTCTGTATCTTTTGCGGATTCTTTCAGCCGTTCAAGCTCCGCGATTCTTGCCTTTGTGTTTCTGATTTTCGCATTGTTGTTTGTCAACTCATACGGAGGGAATGGAACTCCCCACATGCTCTCCTTGATCGCTTCATCGAGTTTTGCCGCCTTTTCGTCGGTATAGTCCTTATACCCTTTAAGCGTCTTATTCTTTCTGTAATAGGCGTTTACGGCTTTCATTTCTGCCTGTAATTCTTCTGCTTTCTCGACTTTCTTTTGAAGCTGTTCCAATGCGTCAGCATCTCCCGATTTAATGATATTTGAACCTCTCGCAAGTCTTTTGATTCTCTCTGGAATCTGCTGAATTTTATTGTATAACTGATAATGATTATCTTGCGCGGCGTTCTGTTTTTCTTTCTTTCTCACGGGGAAGTTGCTACCGCCGCTAATCATAACCGATGGACACATCGCTTCAATGCGGAATTGCTTGTTATACCATTCAGCAAGGCGGCGGGCGTATCTTTCAGCCATTGCCGCCCCTTTTTCTTTCAGACCGTCAGGAAGTTCATCAACGATTTTGTATACCTCATCAACTTGCGCTCTGTATTCCGATGTTTTGCTGCCGTTCTTGTATTCGGAAAAGCTCCACAATTCGCGCCCACGTCTTGCAGCCGTTTCGTCAATTTCGTAATATCTCATTATAAGTTCCCCTTTTCGTATTCGTCTTTCTCGATCTCTACTCCGCAATACGGGCAATACTTAATGCGCACCATATCAACGCCATTTTTGCCATCTATCAACGTATAAGCTGTAACATCGTGCAACTTAATTTGCAACCTTTCCGCAAGTGCCTTTTTCGTGTATTTGTGACTATCGGCGCAGAGGTGAATATATCCCTCTGCACTGTCCTTGTCTCTTATAAGCATTACAGTTCACCGCTTTCGTATTTCTCGTGCATTTCCGCAATCTCTTTTACGGTGATTCCTTCCACTTCATCTTCCGCAAGGCATTCAAGAAGCACCTCGCCGTTGACATACACCGTATAGCCGCACATTTCGTCTTTCTCGATCTTGATATAAATGCTTTTCATTTTAATCACCTTTCTTATATTTGTTTCGTTGTGACGCATTCAAGCGGTCAACGAAGGACACATTGAATATTTGCCCAACGGGTAAACGGTTTCGGCGTTCCTGTATTCGGAAACGTCTTTTGAGATTCTGCATTTCTTGCTAACCTTGCCATCACTGATTGTAATTGTCTGTGCTGTTCTTTCGGTCACTGTGTACGTCCATACGCAATTATGATCACACGCGCTTCTCATGCTGTAGGACTTTCCAACTTCAAATTTTTTCATTTTTCTTTTCCTCTCTATCGTGCGTTTTGCTTTCCTTTACTGTACCTATATTATACCACAACAGCGGTATTGTTTCTACAGTTTTTGTGTGAACATTTTGTAAATCAATGTTCATATTTGCTAACAAAACGACGCAAGGCGGAGTTAAAGCAAAGGGCAATCGCCCTCATAAAATCGAAAATATGCTATTTATGTAACCCTCAAATTCCATGTATGTAATTAAGTCAAATTCAACGGCAATTTCCGCCGCACCGATTGCTTGATAAGCTAATGCTTTCCTATCTTCTGTGGTTTTTGCGTTTTCAGCTAACGCAATATCAATCGACAGTCTATCATGAATGGTGTGTTTTCTTACGCTTTTCAAAATGTTACACCTCGTTACATTATTCAGTATTTTGTGACCTATGAATATGATTATACGAATATTTGTTTCTCGTTCAATGGTAAATGTTTCATATATTCGATTATTTTTTATAAAATGATTACAATTTGAAACACATTGTAGAATGTGCTATGATGTATCATATGGGAGGTGATGTAATCAATGTGTTTCATTGGAGAAAAATTAAAAACTTTGAGAAAGGGGAGAAAATTAACTCAGCAAGAATTGTCCGAAAAGCTCGGAATAAGTCGCGCAACAATCAGCAATTATGAGTGCGGTCGGCGCTCACCACATTTATCCGACCTGAAACGGTTTGCGGAGTTTTACAAAGTCGGTCTTTCTTACTTTGGCGTAGAAACGCAGGATGAGGGATTTGAGCTGTTGAGCCGAGCAAAGAGTGTATTTCTGAATGAAGGCATTCCAAAAGAAGAGCGAGAGAGGTTATACAAAGAGATAATGCGCTTGTATTTGCGGATGGAAGAGTAAACAGCAAGGGAGAAACATAATGAACAAAAGGACAGGGATATATGGAAGATATTCAGACACGAAACAAGACGATGGTTTCTCTATTGAATATCAGCTAACAGAGTGCCAAGCATATTTAGACAAAAACGATATGCCACTCACAAAAACATATATAGATCAAGCTATAACAGGGACGAAAGTTGCAGGGCGTGAAGCGTTTCATGAATTGATACGGGACGTTAAAAACGGAATGATTGACGTTGTTGTAGTCTACAAATTCAGCCGTATTTTTCGGAATGCTTACGAAAGTCACAAATATCGCCAGTTGTTTAAGAAGCACGGCGTTAAACTCATATCCGTAACGCAAATGGTAGACGATGAAACATCGTCAGGCAAACTAATGATTGGTGTTATGGCAAACATAGACGAATATCAAAGTGCCGTTATCAGCGACCACGTTAAAAGCGCAATGCGGGAAATGGTGTCAGAGGGATTTTTCGCGGGTGGTACAGTTCCATATGGTTACAAATTAGAGGTTGTACAACACGGCAAGAAAACAAGAAAGAAGTATGTTCCAGATGAATTTGAAAGTAAAATCGTAAACAAGATATTTGAGTTGTATGCCGATAATTATTCTCTTAGATATTTACAGACATATCTCAAAGACAATGGAGCATTCACAAGGCGCGGGAAATATTTTAGCATACAAACGATAGCAAGAATGCTTAGAAATGATTTTTATATCGGCGTACTAAGGTACAGTGCGCAAGGGCATGAGCCAATAATTGTGCATGATATAATACCGCCTATAATAGATAAAGAACTATGGGACAGAGTACAATATCGGCACAGCACGCAAAAAGGCGTTAGACCGCGAAAGAGGAAAGAGCTTTATGCTTTGACAGGAAAGATCAGATGTGCCAACTGCGGAAGTCACTATTTCGGTATCCGTTCCGGCAGTATGCAGAACGGGAAAAAATACGATTATAAATATTATGTCTGTTCGCAAAGCAAAGACTATCACACTTGTTCTTGCAAAAGAATCAGAAAAGACTATTTAGAAGAAATCACAATGAAAGAAATAAAGCGTCACATATTAAACGAAAAATCTATTTACAGCATTGCAAACGAAATGCTTAAAATATTGGGAGAAAACCCGACCGAACAAAAGGACAAACTCAAACAGTTAAAATCTCGTTCATCTGCATTGAAATCCGAAATGAAAGAATTGATCGATCTAAGAGCAAAAAGAATAGTCAGCGATTCGTTTCTTGCGGAGCATATCAGCGAGAAAGAAAACGAACTGCAAGAAGTAGAACAACAAATATACAATATTGAACGTCAAACGAAATTAACCTTGACGCATTCAATGATAGTCGATTACCTAAACAAAATGTTATCCATCTCCGACGATACAGACGATGAAGTGTTAAAAACGATTTTTGATAAATTTGTAGAATCAATCATTATCAGCGACGAAAGCATTGATATTACGCTCATCGTCTCCCCTAATGGGGATATGGAGTATAACAATTCATTCCGGCAGCCGAATGTTTTCTTTTACGCGAAAATAAACAGGCAATAAAAATGCGTGAGCAAAGGAGAAAAAACCATGAATTGTGTGATTTACGCAAAGAAAAATGATGATATAAGCGTGTACGAACAATACAATCAATGTGCCACACTTGCAAAACGATATGGTTATTCAATCGTCGGAAAAGTCCTTGATTTTGACGGAACGAAATTTCATGAAGCAATAAATAAAGTTATCGTTGAACAAGACGTTTTCGCTTTGATTATTCACAGTAAGGACATTGTATTCAACAACAACAATGACTATGTATTTTACAAAATATATCTTGATAAACTTGAAAAGAAATTAGTCACAGCGGAATGACAACAAAGGCGGGGAATAATCCCCGCCTTTTTTCATTTCCTTTCAAAATACGGTTTACAGACAGAATCATAGCACAGTGCCGAATTTGGGCATTCATCTGTCCCCCACTTCCGGCAATTATTGCAATTCACAGTGCGCATCGCTTTATTCCACGCTCTCCACGCGCCGTGTTCTGTCAACTTCTTTTTTGCACACCAATGGCATTCACTGCACTCTGCGAAATATCCGTGTCCGGTCACTATTCTGTTCATCCATATTGCCATCGATCCACAGATTTTGCATTTCTCAATCTTCATGGCGTTTGTCCTTTTTCAATTTCCCGCACTTTTCACACACATAACCGTAACCATCTTTATACGTCATTTGCGAACCACAGCATCTTAGTGTGTGCTTCCCTTTGCGCCTTAGTTTTCTTGAAAAGCTCATCGTTGTTATCCTTACTCCAAATATTCAAGCTCTTTGTTTATGTCTTTCGGTACATTCCCATCCCACACGAAACTATTTTCAAGAATGTAATTATTATAGGTTGCAGCTGTTTTGTTTGCTCTCATTTTAGCCTGTTCTGCCCATGACTGCTTTTCTTCGTTGTCTGAATCTTTGTATTGCTCCCATGTCAGCTTGTCAGATTCATATGACGCGATCATTGAACGGCATGAATCTTCTACTTTCTTTTTTGTGTTGTAGCTTGTTGCATCGTCAGTCTTTTTCACGGCATAATCATATGTATTCCAAATCGCAACGCCAGCAGGAGAACAGCTATTCAACAAAAGAACGACAGCGAGTATCATTTGAAGTGCAGCAAGAGCAAATAGCACATATGCTAAAATCTTTAATATGTTCCCTTGTTTCATATCATTCTCCAATCTTCACAATCGGGTCTTCTACGATAAACGGAATATCGGAATATAGGTATGTGCCAGTCCATTCGATATATTTCCCGTCAGGTGTAAAGAAGAATATACCGGAATCATTTTCGCCATATGAACCGTCAACGTCAGGAAGCCATTCATTTCCATATGTAATTCCATTATAAAATGTTTCCTGCTCGTAGTATTCGCTGTCTGGCGTGAGATAGCTATTTAGGCTTGAAACCTTTCCGTCAACAATGAAGCTGCCCACGACTGCGCCGGAATCGGTAAAGAGGACGATATACCCAAGTGGCTTTTGAATCTCACAAACAAGCGTATTAGCCTTTTCACGCTGACCATTAACCCAATATGCACGTTTGATAAGGTTGTATCTTTCCAAAGAATAATCAATATCTGTCGGCGTTGCTTGGTTCGATGCGAGTTTATCGCCGATTCCAATCGTTGCATTTATATCCTGTTCGCTTGTCGTAGTTACGCTTGACGTATCGATCTCACAAGAGGTCATGAGCATTGCAACAACGATAATTGGAACAATAATTTTTTTCACAGTGTTTACCTCTTTTCACTCACTTCAGCAGTCGTTTTCACGTATTCATCCTTGATTTCCCGCGCCAATTTCAACGCACATTCCCGGCACAAGCAAATCGCAGTATTTGTATATACTTTTTTGAAAATCTCATCTTCCTTAAACGCATATCCGCAGTCACAGCAAAACATATAGTGTTTTCTTTCTTTCATCAATTGCTCCGTTTCGTTTCTTCACAATATTTATTCAATCCAGAATGTTGCGTAAGGCAATAATTCCTCATGCCATCGAACAATATATTCCCATGCGTCTAAAATACACTTGAAGAACCCTTTTGTTGTTTCTACAGTCCCCCAACCGTTCGGAGAATTGTATTGCCTGTATTTTTCTGGGTGATTGCAAAGTTCTTCATAGCCGTGCTTGATTTTCGGGATAACGTCAACGCACAAACCGTTGTTTTCTTCATTCTTCCATTCAAGCCCGGTCGATTCCACAATCATTTTTCGGACGTTCCATGTGGTGTTGGCTTCACAATTCCCAACGGGGACGTAAATGTCCGCCCCATCAACCTTTACCTTGAACCCAATATCGTAGCTCATGCCTGTTCCTCCTTTGCGTTATCAACGATATTCTGCAACCTCTGTAGCATTTCCGTCTCGTTTTTAACCCTGACGTAAAAATCAGAAATTCTCTTCTGATCGAAAGCTACATCCCATGCTATGATTTCCACTGCGCCAAGTCTCTGCGTTCTTTCTTTGAATTGCTTCACCAACTCATCAAGTTGCTTTGTATCGTACTCGATATCGAATTTCAGCCCCTCAATCTGTACCTTAATCATTTCAATTGCGCTCATGTCTTATTTCCTCCGCGATTTTGTTTTCTTTTTTGTATGTATATATTATACCTCTTTTGCGGCACTAATTCTACGATATTTTGTAAACAAAATGTAAATAGGAATTCACAATTGAGTGATCTGTTTTTTATGGGTTCATTGCTTTTTGTACCCATTCCAGAATCCATCTATTTCCTCGCGGAACGCTTTGTTTTGATTGTTTTTTAGTGGAAACGGCGATTTATTATTTGAATAGCACTGTTGGCACATTTTGTGACCTTCCATTGGAGGACGTTTGCCACACTTCGAGCATAGGTTTATTCCGTCGTAAAGAAAACGCGGGGTGCAACCTGTCGCGGCTCGGTAAAGTTCTTTCCGCTGACGATTCGTACGTGTTCTGCATTCATTGCAAGTTTTATATCCCTGAGTGGCAGGTCTTTTAAAACATATTGTGCATATGCCTTTCTCTGCGCATTCTTTGCGTTTCTTTCTCGCCCACTCTTTTTCATATTCTTTTGCTCTCTTGCTTTTGACTTTCGGCGGTGTGTCGTTAATGCAGTCGGGATAGGGGCAGTTGAAGCAATCGCTTATTTTGCATCGCATTTAGTCAACCTCCGCAAGCCAGTAATTTTCCTTTTCTTTGTAAAGATTGCGCTCATCACAATTGCAAATGGTTTTATACATTCTCTTTTTTTCTTTCAAAAACTCAATCGCGTCCATGTTGTTCTCCTTTCTCCATCTCCTTTTCTCTTTTGCACAATCCGTAAAGTGCGATATACGGCACGGGAATTTCTCTTGTTTTGTCTCCAATGCTTTTAAATGTGGAATTGTTTGTGCTTGCGATTTCATCCCAGAGTTGTACTTTCTCTGCATAATATCTCGCTTCGTTTCGGGAATAGCGTAATTCCCCCATCAAAAGTTTAATGAATCTTTTCTTTGTCATGCTTTTCTTTTCTCCTTTAAGTATGTTGTCGGTTTTGATTCTGCGTTTTCATAATTGATTGCGCTTACATAAAGCGGCTCTCCGCATTTGTCACAAAATATCGCACGTTCGATATACGTAAATTCGAGCCTGCCTGTCGAATAAGTATGTTCTTTGTCTTGTAATCCGTGTGGCACAACTTTGCGGCAGTGGTGACAATAAGCCTTGCCATAGTATTTGACTATTATTCCCGTTTCAGCTTCATCTCTGTGATTCCAGTTCCACGCATAGCCCCTCCATGTTTCTCGGTATTGCTTACCGCTGCTTTTCGCTATGTGGTTTACCCTATCCGCAAACCTTTGCATTACTTGTACACTTTCGGCAAGTAATCTCGCTTCATTTCGGTTGAACCTATCTCGTCCCATCAGCAGTTTTATGTATCTCTTGCGTGTCATTGCTTTTCTCCCAGTATTCTGCTATCATTTTCATGGCTTTCTTAGTGTCTCTTTTTCTCTTATAAGCTTCCAAAGCTCCCGGATGTTCATCAAAACAACGCTTTACGCTTTGATATGACTGTACAAGACTGTATTTAAGTCCTTCGGGCGCATTTATGAAAACTCCAGTTTCTATTTCTGTTGGTCTATAGAAGCCTTGTTCGTTTTTTGTGAATCCGAATTTATCGTCTATGATATAGCCTGTCTTTTCTTCAATCCATATACCTCTTAATCCACTCCGGCAAGTTATACAGTATCTGCCTTTTCTGCACGTCATTAGCCCCACCTCATACTAACTCTTTTTCGGTAGCATTCGTTCAAAAATTCTTTTAAATGTTCGTAGTCTTTGCTGTCCGAACGTGCCGCATAGGTAAATATTCTGCCCTCAAAGTCAATGTCTTTGATTAAGTCGTAGATTTTCTTGCAGGTCTTATAGGATATTTTGCCCTCGCAGTCGGATTCGAAGAAGAAGTCAAGAATGTCTTTATCTTCGTCTGGAAACTGTTTTAAATTGCAAATGGCGTTGATTTTCGCTGTCCATTCGGATGTATACAATGCGCACATCTTCATGTCGGAATAGACGTTGTACAGGTCTTTGTCGTACACTTCGCATATTCTGTTTCGGAGATGTGCGAAGCCGATATATCCGCAGTCGAAAGAACGGTCAACACCCTTTGCGTATATTGTTACTCCCATACTCTCACCACTCTTGTCATTCTTCATCCTCGCTTTCGTCCATTATCGCGCCGCAGCTCGGGCAGTATTTATGTCTATCCTCCATCGGATGTCCGTCAATCCATCCGCAGTTACCGCAGAAATACGCATGAGCGTACCCGCCGCGTCCGTTATCAATCCACCGTGCGTGAGTTACGGGTGTAACGTCAGCGATTGGAATGTGTTTTAGGATATTTATCGCGCTTTCGAGTGCTTCTACGTCTCGTTGATACATATATTCTTCAGGACTGCAAGCCACGTTATACTGCGCTTCGTGTAACAGACTTTCGAGCTGTTCTATAACCTCTTTAATCTCCATTTTTCGTTCTCTCTTTCTTTCCGTGCCTTTTGAGATGGCAGCTTATGCAGAGCGTGACAAGATTTGTCGGCTCGTCGCCGCCGCCTTCTGATACTGGCACTATATGATGTACATTTAGTTTCCCGTCGTCTATTGGAACGAAAATTCCGAACTCGTTTTTGAAAGCGTGAAACTCGCCGCAGTCCTGACAAGTGAAGTTATCGCGGTACAGAATCCTTAGTGAGTAAGCGTTACGTCCTCTTTGCCAAACTGTAAGTCTATTAAACTTTTTACTGCATTCGTTTGAGCAGAAACTTGTCCGTCTGCCGCTCAGAGGTTGTCCGCACCATTTACAGTGTTTCGGCTCGACGTACTCCGGCACTTTGTACATTACGTCTCCGTATGCTTTCATAGCTTCATACAACGGAGGAAACGGTCGACGAGTTCCGTTGCGTTCCCAATAGCGTTTATAGGTCATCTCAGATACCTTTCCACAACGTGAGGGCAGGTAGCAATTTCGCAATATCTTGTGTTCGGTATTTCACATCCTGTTCTATGGACACAATCAAAACAAACCCTATCGAATATATCCTCGATTACGTTATACTCTTTAAAATCGTCAACGTAGCCGCCTTCGTTTCTTACGTATCGTTCTACTAAGTTGCTGCACCCTATATGATATTTGAAGTCGAAGATATCTCCGCTGTCTGACTGTGTAATATGCACATATCTTTCGCCTTTTGGTATTGTCCCGTGACACAGGTCGCATTTATGCTCTTTCCTTGCGCGTGGTGTTGTTTCCTTGCGAAATTCATCCATTCTATTCCTCCTGTGGATCTGACGGCAACGGCAACCACCCTATAACTTCATCATCAATCCAAGCGACTTTTTCAGAATACTCGCCCATCTCCCACCATCCTTTACATACAAAGTCTGCATCTTTTTCCTCGTCATAATCAATTATGCTGTAATATGCGCTCTCATCCCACGAATATTTGCTATATTCCGCGTTAACAGCACCGTCCTCGTACATGCCTATCGTAATGTGGTAAAACTTTTTGTCGCCCACATCATTTACTGTGAGTAAGAGCACTCTTTCTTCTACTTCGGGCATTTTGTCTTTTACGCTAATCCAATCAGTCATTCTCTTCCTCCTTGTACACATACTCGACCGTCGCGAGCAGCCGCTTTACTTCTTCGTAGGTCTCCGATACTCTGATGTAGTCGTCCGTACCAAAATATATAATGGTGGGAGCTTTGTAATCTATCATTACTTGTCCTATGGTGCCTATGTTGACTAACACGGGAGTGTTGCCCTTGTCTTTGACCGCATCCCACAGGTGCAGTTCGATAAAGTTATTCATTGTTGCCTGCTCCTTTCTCTGTCTGTCTGAATCCTGCTTCGTAAAGCTTTCGTGCGTATTTGAACAGGATACAACTCATCATGCCGAATCGTGCGCGTTTTCCATCTGGACAGCCGACACATTTTATCATACTGCAATCTTCATATGAGTCACGCATAACTTCCACCATCGTCTGTTGTTCGACTGGTATTTCTATGTTTTTGAGGTCATCTGTCATCTCATTCATCCTTCAAGACTCCAATCTTGCACAGTGTGTTTCTGCAAGGGATAATTTCGCCTTCATCCCAATCGTTCGCCATTCCGCTTACAAACTGCGCCGTCTTTATCGGATAAAATTCAGTTGTTTCCGTATCAAAATCTCCTGCCGCATATCCTGTAAAGGTTCCTTTACGCTTGTGTGTCACTCTAACTTTTGTTCCTGATTTAATCTTCATTTTCGTTCTCCTACAAGTTAGCTATCTGTTTCAAGCTTTTCAAGTTCCGCTTTCAGCTGTTTTATTTTAAAATTCTTTAGCTCGTTATTTATCGCTGTCTTTGTTGTTTCGTAGATTTCTTTGAAATCCTTATAAAGTCTATAGCCGTTTTCTACTGTGAACAGATACTCTCCGTTGAGGCGATCATAATCGAGCGGACTATAGCTTATAAGTTTTTCGAGAAATGCCTGATACAATTCGTTTGTTTTTTCGTAATAAAGACTATCGGATAAGCATCTTGAATCCGTCACGAAATTAAATCTTCCACATCTGCCGAATGTGAGACGGATATACCATTTAGATGTATCAAATTTATAGAATGTCTCTTTATTTGTGAGATCATACTTGTGGCAGACGAGGAATCTAAAACTGCTATATTTCCATACTAATTCATATTCGCCGTAGTATCTTATTTCATCTATAGGGATTCCATACTTTTCGTTTATCTCAAGTGCATCGGGTAGCTGCTCTAAGGTAAATTTCGGGTACTTCTTTTTTAGAGTTTGTATATTATTAAGTGTTTCTCTCACGAGTATTGAATCTTCACTTATGCTCATTTGAACCTCCTATTTTCTGTCCGTTTTGAAATGCAAGATTTTTCATGATTCTCGGAAAATATCTTTTTGTTTCGAGATACTGTTCTGCTTTTCTTGTACTGCCTAACGTCTGTGTAAGCTGATTTGTAAACTTCTTTCCTGCGTCCGTTCCGAGCAAATCATACATCGGTTGAAGCACTGCCATTGTATCTTTATGTATTCTTCGTTCACGTCTAACTGCCGCAAGTTGTGTTGCTAATTTTCTTCGTTCGTTATAATCGCCAAACTCGATAGCGTGTAGTAAGTCCTGCTGTCTCTTATCGAGTTTTGCGCATTCCTGACTTGCATAGGCATAATCGTTTAGCAGTTTACGGAAATTATCAGATACATTTTTTAATTCAGATGAGATTGTTTTCATTTCACTCTCCATTCTCCCAAGTAAACAACACATACTGAACTATTTCCCATAGCTCTTCTTTTTTCATTTGTGTGCTCATAAGCATATTCCCGTTATAGTGAAACGACATTTCATGATAAAACGCTTCTCTTGCGTCTTTGCCGTTTTTATGCGCTTCGGCAGCGGCAGTTAAACCGTTTTCGATAAGGTGTTCCATGTTGCTCATTTTTATCACCTCTCGCCAATGTTTTGCGTTACTTCGTCGATAATGTCAAACACAGGAATCAATTCTGCAAGTGATTCATATTTCTGTTTGAATGCCATCAACTCTTTGTATGCCGCTTGCAATAATTTCTTTGCCTTGTCATCACTTTCAACGATAACCGAAAGACTTTCGTACTTGTGATCGCCTTGCACGATTGAATAAAATGCTCTTGACGGTTGCTTTTCTTTGTTTTCAGTGCCGACACAAAGCATTCTGATGATATACTGTGCCTGTGTCTCTCTGTACTTGTCCGCTGCAATGTCGTTGTTCCATTCAAATTCATCGTGCAATGGAGCAGTTTTGTCTCTGTTTGCGTCTACCAATGACTTTGGTGTAAGTCCTACTGTTCTTTCAAGTTCCTCACACATTTCTCCTGCTATTTGTGCGTCGGCTTTAATTCTCGACGCTTCTTTCCAACTGTAAACCATAGTTACTCCTTTCTAATTTGGTATATCCATACCTGCCTTGCCACGCCAAACCGCGCCACGCCTTACTTCGCCATACCATACCTGCCGAGCCTAACCTTGCCAAGACGCGCCCCACGATACCGCACCTTACCAGACCTGCCAAACCGCACCGTACCGGAACTCGCCGCACCTAACCCCACCTCACCTGCCGAACCTATCGAAAATCAGGTCGCTACGTGGAATGTGCCATTCTGTCCATCTCGTTCCGGTCTCCACTCGCCTACGCCGCAGCAAAAACCACCCGCATTGATAATGTTAATTATCTGTTCCAAAGAATACTGACCGTTTTTGTTGTACGTGATTTTCATATCCGTGCTCCAATTACGGAACTCTCCACGATAGCGAATATCTGCCGTTCCCATACCAACCTTTACCATATCTTCCCGCATAATCGGCGGGTCACTTTTGATTTCGAGCATCTGATTTTCGTCTCCATCAATGAAGAATACACCTCTAAGAGACATTTTGTCTTTGCTCCATCCAAGTCGATATGAAGCGGAGATTGCAGCTTGTTTGAATGCTGTCACAGGGAAACCGAATCTTGCTCCTGCTACGATAGCTTTATTGAATCCGTCCTCTGTCATTTCCGTTGGCATTGGTGTCAGCCAATACATAGAACGAATGAAGTCCTCTACAGGATTCTTTGCATCACGGCTCTTTGTCTTTGTTGCTTTCATCTGCTTTTCAAGCATTTCACGCTTTGCCTTTTCACTCCATGCGTGCATGATAAGCGGTGTGTCTCCTACAATTTTGAGCGTTACTGTTTCAAGCTCAATCAGTCTAATTTCAAGTACCTGTTCAGTCTTTGTTGCCATTTTCCATTTCCTTTCTTAAACTTTCTTTTATGTAGTATTCTTTGTGTAACGAATTAAGCGTTGCTTCTGCAAGTCTGCCGAATGCCGCCCAGTCAATATTAGATTCGTGATAATTCATCTTTCCGACTTTCCAACGGTCAACATAATCTGCAAATTCCATGACTTGAAGTACATCGGCAGCGTTAATAATTGGTTCGGCGGATACCCATGTTTTGATTCCTCTATTGTGTGCTACCGCAAGAGCAAGAAGCCTATCATGCGGACTTCCCGCGCCCGGTTCTTCAATCGGGATATATGTTCTGTCAAGCACATATTCGTCATATCCTGCATAAGTCACTCCGAACCAATCATCACCGTCAAGCAAATCAAAGTCACGTGCAGCGTCCAATCCATTCTTTGTGAGAATCTGCACATGATTTCCCGCACCTTTAAGAATTTTGATTATCTCTCTTGTTGGTGTGCTGTCATATCCTTTTGGGTACGGATCACAAATGAAACATAGGTGTATTAACTTTCCTGTAATGTTCTCGCGCTCCACCTGTCTTTTTACGCCCTCTACAATGTTTTCTCGCGGTTCAACGCAAGTGTGAAACTTTTCTTTGTCTTTACGCAAAACACTTGGAGCAAAGCAATAATAGCACCTGTGAGGACATCCGGTGTAAATGTTAATTGCATAATCTCCGTACTCTTTTGCCTTGCCTTTCGGTTTGTATATGTATTTCATTTAATTCTCCCACTTTACATCTACGTCAACACCACCAACCATCTGCGGATAGAATGTGACTTCGTAATGATATGGAGATACGTCAGCACCGCTCATATCTTCCACGACATACAACACTGTATCGGTAAGATAAATGAAGTGCTTTTTGTATTCGTTCTCGCCAGTCTGACAAATAACTTCAAGCTCGTTATTATAGCCATTACTCAGTGAGAACACTCCTTCAAGCTCGTAGATAACCGTATCTGTGCGGCTATTGATAACCGTTATTCTGCGGCACACATTGAAGTTATCCGCATTTCTTGATACGTTTGTTGATACTATGTCAGCTTGCGTACATCCCATCATTGAGAGAATTAATGCCGCCGCAATCATGATTTTACTTACTCTTTTCACTTTATACCTTTCTGCCCGTAACCCGATAGCACAGGTTTAATTTTACACTTATTTAGCAAACCACTTCGTTCCAATATTTTTTAATGCATTCTTCACAGGGTACATGCGTACAAGCTATATGCCTGTCTATCGGTATGTTTTTGTCTATGTAGCATGGGGGCATGGTTGGTGTATTGGACATATCTACTTTTGCGTCCGGGAACAGTTCGAGGAACACATCCTTACGACGAACCCTCTTCCGTGGTTCTGCTGTGACACGTTTCGCATCCTCATTTTTTGTATTCAGATTGTCAAACAGGTCGTACTTTGGTTCATACTTTGGGCATCTGTAGTTTCTTTCGCCGCAATTACGAATCAAAGTTTCTTTGCCGGTTATTTTGCAAACTCTCTTATCAAAATCTAAATACTTGCACTCCATTGTTTTATTCCTTTCTGGCGGAGAATAACCACTCCGGCTTGGTTTATTTAATTTAAAGTTTGGATATAACAAGAGTTGCGTAATTGCCGCACCCTTTTCCGAAATCATATCGCAACCCGTTGTACTTGAATGAATCTCCGTTGTTAAATTTTCTAAACGTTTCGTACTGCCTAACGGATATGTTATGAGTGGTAGGAACTGCACCGAAAGAATTCAGAAAATTCGCCGTCCATTCATTTGGCTTGATTTCTTTTACGTTGCTAAACTCCATTGCTCTTTCGACCTTACCTAATAAAGCGGTAAAGTATTTAGCTTCATCAGTCAAATCTTGAAACTCATCATCACTGATAGATTCATCATCGAGAATCTTGTCTATCTCTTTAATTCTGTTTTTCATCAATTTGCAAAATTCTTCAGATGATAAATCCATGTGATAATCATCATTTACCGACTGCAAGTAAACTTTACCATCAGTAATGTCGCAAACCTCATAAATATTGCCGTGTATTTCTATTTTTTCGGGTTTCATGATTTTTACCTTTCTGCGGAGTTGTGACCGCTCTAACACTGTTTTAATGCGTTGAATCTGCGTTAGACTGCATTAACGGCGTTGCCGCCGCCACTCTACAATTATTAATCTTCAACTCTTTCGATAAACCATGCGTACCAGGCATTACCATCTACGTTTTCAATTCCCCAGTAGTATGTCCAGTCGCTTGTTTCGGGGTGAACGGGTCTGCCGCCTTTGACAAGATTAGCTATTGTCGCGTTCGAGCAATAGAAATACCCGTTCTCAACGCTCTCAATAATTTCTTCTGCCGCCCATTCGTAACCATTTTTTGCAAGATATTCAGCAAACTTCTTTGATGCTTTCTCAATCGTGCTTGCCTTAATGTTCTTATCAAAATTAATGCGTTTCATTTTTTCTTTCTCTCTTCCTGTTTTGTGTTTGTGTTTTGTTCTTCCTTGTGATTATATTTTACCACTTTAGCGGTATTAATTCTGTATTATTTTGTAAACAAAATGTAAATCACTGTTCATAATTAGAGAGAATTTTCTGAAATTTCACCTCACACAAAAACCGACAGTTTATGTCGGTTTTGTTTCCATGCCCTTTATAGTGTTTTCGCTTTTCGGTATAGCTCTCTCAGATCGTCGTTCACAATTAAATCGTCAATCGGACAATTAAGCACGATTGCAAGTTTGCAGAGCGTTTCAAGTTGCGCTTTGTCTGGCAGTCTATAATTTCTTTCAAAGTGCTGTAATGTTCTAAGGCTCATTCCTGCTTTTTCTGATAGTTCACTTTGTGTATATCCTGATTCAATCCTTTTTTCTTTTAACGTCATCGTATCACCCTTTCAGACTTAAAGAGTGTTCACGATAAGCAAACACTCTTTACTTTGTTTAGTTCATAATATACCATTTTGGCGGTATAGTCAATTTTTCGGATGTTTTGTTATCTTATCAATAAGCACAGCAAGCCGTTTTTTGTTTATTTCCGTTCCGACAAAAGGCTTTCCGTTGATATATGAGTGCCATCCTACAAGTCCTCTGCCCATACATAAATCACCAATACACTCATAATTAATATTCTTTCCTATCCACGCTATAACGTCCTCTTCGTCCATGTCCTCAAACGGCAGATTATGTATGTCGATGACGTTTGAACAAGCTATGATAAAACACTTGCAATCTTTTTTGTGATAATAAGTAGTTTCGTAGACATGGATATTTGCATATCTATCATTGCATCTGTCCGCGAAATTCGCTGCATTTTGTGCGAACACTTCAACAAACAAAGTGTTAGGCTTTATCTCATCTATACACTCAAAGAAACGATTTTCAAACGGGTCATAGCTCGTCTGATAATCTGTTCTATCGGCTTTTGTGTAAAAGCTGTTTATGTTTCCTTGTGAGCAAGGCGGGTCACAGAAAATGCAATCCGCTTTTTTCATGAAATCAGGGAGCGGATCGAAAATATTATGCACTTTCAAGATACCGCCGCCGATATTGATTTCTCCATCCATATCGTAATTCTTATATACGCCGCCGTATTCCCATTTGCTCATTATCTATCCTCCTTTTCATCCTCTCCGTCGAACTCTCCGACTTCCCAACTCTTGCTATATTCAACGTTCTTGAACAGTTCAACAATTCCTGTGAGTTGCTTATATCTCAGTACGGTTTCCATGTCGATACCAAGGTGCTTGCTTATTTCTTCCTCGCTCAATCCCTGTTCGATTAGACTTCTAACAATTTCTGCGTCACCGTCGACGGCATGAACTCCCCTTGCCTTGTTGAACTGAATCGTTGCTGCCATTCGCTGACTTAAATCGTGTTTCAACACAACGACAGGCACTTGTTTTATGTCCAACCACTCCGGCATACACATTGTATATCTATGGAATCCATCAATGATGATATACTTCTCATCTTCCTCGCTCCAAATCGTTACAATAGGAAAGCAAAAACCATTGTCGATAATCGACTGCTTGAGCAATTCCATCTTATCCTTTGGCACATTGTTCGGGTTGTAATTATTCGCCTGTAACATATCTCTGTCAACAAGTTTGATGTTAAGGCACGGAATATCTATCTTCATAACACTTTCCTCCAATAATTGATTCTTTCCATAATCGGGTCTTCTGTGTTTTTTACCGGGAAGTTATTTTCGTAATCGTTAAGAACAAGCTGTTTGCACTGCTGTCTTGCAACAAATTCATTGTCAAGATGCTTGGCAAATCGTTTTTCAAAAATAGGTTTCTTGCTTTCGTCTGGGTATGTTGCAAGTAGAAAATCTCTGTACTCTCTCCACGACTTATAGTTCTGCGGGAGCTTCTGCACCTTAAACATTTTCCTGTCTTTTGCGGTTTCTTGCGCAAACGAAATGCCTTTTATACGCTTCAATAGTTTTTCGTATGTATCAAACTCAAATTCGGGCAAGTCTTGAATCGACTTGAAACTTTTTTCGTGCGTCAAGCTCGACACTCTGATCTCATTGATGTGCTTTCCTTTTTTGTAGGCAAAATCATAAAACTTATGATATTTCAGATTGTTTTCTCCGATGAACTTCCATACATCATTGAATCCCCAGTCATAAAGAGGATAAAACGAATAATTTGTTCCTGCTCTTTTTGTACTCCAGTAAATGTCCTTGTAGCCTTTGCGCTTTACCATTGTTCTGTATCGGTTCAAACTTTCGTCCGCTCTTAATCCGACAAGAAAAGCTGTGTTTTCAAATGAATATTCAAAGTTGTACATTACATCGTAGAAGCCAAAACCTTTGTTTTTGTCTGCGATATGCGTCTCATGCGACCATGTTTTTCTGAGTATGTTCTTCTCACTTCTCTTGTGCATCCATACAGGTTTTTTTGCCTGTTCCCAACAATTCACCTGCCCGTCAGCGAAACTTGTTGAGTTTGTGAGATTAAAAGGAATTTGCAACCAAAATCTGTTTGTGTTTTCGGGGTACATACTCATGAGGTACTCCACCATTTCTATGGTGGATTTATAAACAACTTCTTCATCCAAAAAGAATATGCCTATCTTTCTGCCTCTTTTCCTTGCTTCTTGAAGTGCAAGATAACACAACACTTCGCTGTCTTTCCCCCCGCTGATAGAAACAATGATGTTTTCAAACTCATCGAAAATGTAGCTGATTCTCTCTTTCGTTGCTTCTAACACGGTTTTATCCGTGTATTTTTTGTAAGACATCGGTCAATTCCTTTCTAAAGTTTAGTAATTCGTTGTAATAATACGTATCAACCTTTAACTGACTTACTGCCACGTTCATCACTGGCTTAATTTTCGCCAAACTGTCATAGTTCTTTGGTTTCTTCTTTTCGCTGAATCTTAACAACCCTCTCGGAATTATATCGGGGTCTTTATTCACCTTGCCGATGAGGTTTTCTTTTTCACGCTCATACTCTGCTTCACACTCATCTGGCAAAACAACGTCGGTTTTGTTGACATCAAATACAACCTTGCTAACTTCAACATTTTCAAATTCAGTGATATATTTATAGGGTTCTTTCAAGAACGGATTGTTTTGAAGCATATCGTACAAGATCATAAAATCTTCTTGTTCTTTGACGATGGGGAAATAGTTGAAGATTAAGCGGTGGTCTGTCTGTAACATATACCGTCTGATACAGTTATATGTTAAATCGTATCTGTTCTGCTTTTTTAAGCACTCATTAAGTACGATTAACGAATCCTTATTGATTTCCTGCAATAGCCTGTAGAAATATTTGTACATTATGGTATCGGAAAATTTTATGTTTTCCTTGTTCTCAAAGTCAATTGATATATCGTCTCCGATAATATATACCTTATCAATTTTGTTTTCGGAGATATATTCATTGACAATTTTTGTTTTGTCGTATTCTCCTATGTATATTTTTTTCATATCAATCTCCCTGATAGTACACGTTCTTGTCCATGTCTTTCATTTCCCATGCAGGACTGTATAACTGATTTTTAAACAGCTCTGCAACGCCCGTGATTTGCTTCAGCCTGTACACTTCCTCCATTTCCATTCCAAGGCTTACAGCTATTTGTTCGTCTGTTATTCCCTCTCCCGCCAACGCTTTCACAAGATCCCCCATAAGCTCCACATGATGAACTCCTCTTGCTCTGTTAAACTGAACCGTTGCAATCATACGTTTGCTCAAATCGTGGTCGAGTACAACAACAGGAAGCTGCTTTGCCTTTAGATAGTCCTTGAATATCGTGTATCTGTGAAAGCCGTCTATAATAATGTACTCGTCTTTCTTTTCATCATGTATGGTTACCACAGGGAAACAAAAGCCGTTGCTTATAATGCTTTCTTCAAGTAACTGCATATTTTTTACGCTGACATGGTTGGGGTTGTAGTCATTCGCCACAACCTTATCAATGTCAACCAACACCACATCGAAACATGGTAGTTTAATTTCTCCTTTTTCACTCTGTATAACTTTCACCATATAAAACTCCTTTCCAGTATTTCAGTTCTTTTTCTCGTTTGTCCTCGCCGTTCGTTATTCCAAGATTGTTTTCATAGTCATTCAGTATTAGCTGTTTGCACTGCTGACGCGCGACGTAGTTGTTGTTAAGCTGTTTCGAGAAACGCTTTTCAAATATCGCTTTTATATCGTCTTCCTTTACAGTCGATAACAGAAAATCTCTGTATTCCATCCAATCTTTGAAATTTTTAGGCAATTTCCTACATCTGAGCATTAAATCGTCTTTGCCATAGATATTTCCGACCTGCACCCCCTGTGTTCTGATTATTAGCTTATCGTATGTTTCCGGCTCAAACTCCGGAAGTTCGACAAGTGAATGAAATGACTTTTCGTGTATCAAACTCGACACTCTCATGTCTTTCATACCAAGTCCTTTTTTATACTGATAATCGTATATTTTGGAGTATCTTATTTTGTTTTCGTAAAGATATTTCCAAATGTCTTGAAAGTTCCAATCGTACAGCGGATATAGGTTATAATTGCCGTTGTTTCTGTATGTACTCCAATAGACGTTTGGGATTCCTGCGTACTTTGTAACCGCTCTCCACCTGTTCAAACTTTCGGCTGCTCTTAATCCGATTAGATATGCCGTATTTGTGTATGTGGCTACAAAGTTATCCATAGCGTCGAAAAACCCAAAACCTTTCTTTTTGTTGCGGATTGTTTCTTTGCTCAAGTCCCATGTTGGATATGTAATGCTGTCCGGTTCTTTCGGTCTCATCCAAATATCTTGCTTGTCTTTATCCCATACTTTAAACTGTGTTTCATCAAGGCTTGTGGCATTTGTGAGATTAAACTCCAATTGATACCACATCTTCACCGTGTTTTCTGGATAAAGTTCCATCAAGTACCGCACCTGATCTACCGTGCTTTGATAGACCACTTCTTCATCGAGGAAGAAAATGCCTATCTTTCGGTTTCTCTTGTGCGCTTCTTGCAATGTCATGTACGCAAGAACCGTGCTATCTTTCCCGCCACTAATGCTTACGACTATGTGTTCAAAGTTATCAAAAATCCACTCGATTCTTTTCTTTGTTGCTTCAACTACGTTTATTCCGATAAATGTTTGCCTTATCATAAAATTCTTCAAGCCTTTCTATCCAGTTCAGATAATCCTGTTTATACCATTCATCCATGCTCAACTGGCTTGTTAATACATCAATCTCCGTCTGTTTCGTTCTTGAAATCCACTCAACAAAGTCTTGTCTTTTAACGGGAAATTCCAGAATCGGATTAACCGCAGAATCCTTGAATGTGGTTAAATTCTTATATCGCCGATTTCTCGCAATCATTTTATCGAATGGAGCGGTTTTATACTTTACATCTCCACACATTGCGGATAATCTATTAGGGATTATCTGCGGATTTGCAAGACCGATTTCGGCGAACAATTCATCCCTTTGCTGATTGTAATTTCTTACATCTTCATTCATTACCTCCACTTCATGAAAATTGACTTTAATATGCACAGGCTTGATGAAGTATTTGAAGTCTTTGAAAAGCTCATAATCAAATCTTTCGCCCTTGTATTTCACTCTGTTGTAAAAGTCAAGCAGAATCATGAAATCGTCTTTTTGCTCAATAAACGGGAGATAGTTAAATACAAGTCTGTGCGGGGTTTGATTGACAAAGTTAGCAACACAGTTATATTCGTTCATGTATCTTTGCTGTGATACTAACAAATCATCCATAACAATTAGCGTGTATCTGTTTATGTACTGTAATAACTCGTAGTGCGTCTCATGTGCTTTAGCAAGATGTAATTCTATATATCGGGTTTCTATGCCCGTTTCATATTCATTCCGTTGCTTGCTGTATATCACCAAGACTTTTTTTACATCATTGTTTTCGATGTAGTGGGAAATGATTTTCTGCTTATCCCAATCTCCTATATAAAACACCGTCAACCTTTCTGCCCGTCAAACCGTTAGCGCAGTTCTTTGCAAGTAGATTGTTTTATTTACGCGATAACATCAAGGAGCTTTCCTGCGCTTGTCTCTGTCAGGATTGTATATTCTTTCTTATATAGTTCGATAGTTCTTTTATATTCCACTTCAAATGTTGTCCCGTGTTCGGCACACATCCGTTCCAACTCTTGTTTACGGCTATCAAGTGTTTTCAGAAACTCACTCATTGCTTTGATTGTTTCTGTATGCCCTATAACATATTCGGTACGTCTCTTGTTGGCAAACGCCAACTGCTTATCAGATACTGCTGTCAGTGTGGGAAAATTGACTTCTGCGTCAATCTCGTTGAATTTCTTAGCTTTCTCTGTTTCAATTCTCGCTTTATAGCATTCCGAGCATTCATCACAGTTTTTAGCCGCCCATTCTTCAAAGTCTCTTGCCGCTGCACTGTTGCGCATATCACGCTTGATAACTTCAAACTCTTTGCCACACGTCGCGCATTTACACTTTGCTACCGCTCTTGCCATTTTATTTTCTCTCTTTCTCGCTTTGCCCGTAGGCTTTTCTTTTGTTCTGTATATATTATACCACACAAGCGGCACTTAATTCTGCATTATTTTATAAACAATTTGTAAATCGTTGTTCATATTTATAGGGTTTTGATAAAATCTTTTGTACTACCGTTGTGCTTCTGTATCTCTTTTTTCACCGTATCAAGCATATTGCTTTTCTTTGATACACAATCGAATATCATTTCCTCAAGTCCCACGCCATCACATATCATGTTGTAATAATTGACTTCCTCACCTTGCCCCATTCTATATATTCTTGCTTCTGCTTGTTCCCTCACAGCGTAGTCCCATGTGTGTTCCGCAAATATCATATTCTTGCAAAACTGTAAGTTAAGCCCAAAAGACCCGCAACCGTAAGTAATGTACAACACATTAAATTCTTTTCGTTTGAATGAATCCAATATATTCTTGCGTTCACACTGTTTTTCAGCTCCTGTGATTTTGCGCGCTCCTTCGGGAATGCTCGTTATAAATCTAACAAAGACAATCACCTGATCGCCTATTTCTTCTATTAGGTTATTTATGCATTCCGTTCTGTCGGAATGTTCGCCATAATATTTTTGGAGTTTCATTGAGAACGCATTAAAATTTAAGTCATCCTCTTTATTATCATAATATTGTTCGAATATTTCTTCTTTGTATTCTTCGTATTTGTCCATCGGAGTTGAGTAACAACGTGTATGGTAAATTTTCTGAGTGTTTATATCAAGTGCAGCTTCAAATACATACGGAGATATCTTATCTATAAGGTGTGGTATATTTACAAACCTCTTTATTCTTCCTTTGTATTTTCCGCGCGTGTAATATTCGCAGTATGTATTGTAGAATTGATTGTATGACATCGAGAGTATTTTCGGACTTAAAAATTCCATTTGTGTCCACAAATCGCAATAACTTTTCGATATAGGAGTTCCGTTGAGAATCAATTTATACTTTGCTTCTTCTCCTAACTTTGTTATCCTCATCGTTCTTTTTGCGTGACGATTCTTGATTTTAAGACTTTCATCTACAACGATAAATGTTCGCTTTCCCTCTACTTTTTTCATGAGTTCAAGATAAATTCTGTTACTGCTGCCGATACTCTCACAGCCTACAACGTCAAGTTCTAATTCTGGATGCCACTTTTGCCGTTCGGATTCGATTTCCGTTTTTAATGAGCAAGGGCATATCCAAAGCGTATAATCTATCTTGTTTTGTTTGGACGCGATAAGATCAAGGGCGGTTTTCGTTTTCCCTGTTCCCATCTCCATAAATAGCGCACCAACTTTCAATCGTCCTAATTTTTCTATTGCTTGATTTTGTGTTTTTGTATTACTCATCATCCACCAAACTTTCATCAACTGTTGCGTGTTCTGGTTCTAACGGTTTCGGCGTGTATATCAGTGGTTCTTCTTCCGATAGAATATCCTCAATTTCTTCTGCCGTTAGTGTAACTTCGTCCGTAAGTTCCCATTGCCCTTTTCTTGTTTTCTCACGTTTCTGCAAACGGAATTGAAAATCATCCGTATATCTGAGAGACACAATGCCATATTCGCGCCGAACTAATTTTAGAGGATGCCAAAAAGTATATCCGCTATACTCACTATAACGTGGCATTGCAATTAGCGCGGAACGTTCCGTTGTTCTCAAAATAAGTGAATCACTTATTTCTTTTCCTTTCCATATTGAGCTATTCATTTCTTCCTCTCTTGCTGATCTCTCGTATTGATTCTGACGAAACGTAACCAAGGTGGTTTTCATCCTGTCTACTTCCTCTTGCGTCATACTGGATTGCTCTATGTGTTGCTCTCCATTCTATGACTTCAAGACCATGTCTCACAAACGCTCTCCAACCGCTCACAGCGGCAAAAAGCACGGCAAGGCAAATACACCACCCTATTAATGTTTCCGCGCTCGTGAGGTTCTCCCACCAGTATGCAGCCGTTCCACACAAGACTATAAAAGAAAGATACAATGCTATTGAAATATTTTCGATAATGCGTGTTTTCATATTTTAGTCCTTTCTACGGGAGAATAACCGCTCTCGTTCGGTGAATTTATTCTTTATTTGTAGAAAATATATTCTCCGATTGTTTCCTTAACCATGGTGTTCCAATATTGAATGTCTTTCTCTTTTTCAATTTTATGGTGTAAATAGACTATTGCGCTTCCTGTTTCATATTTTGTGAACCACGTTAAGATATTTTCGAGAGAATTCATCTTTCGTGTAGCTTCTTTGAGGTCGATTTCGCGATATTCAGAATCCCGTGAATCGAATGAGTACATACTGCTAAATATATTGCGTATGTATATATTTCTTGCGTATTTCATTTTGTTTGTTCCTTTCTTGCGGAGTTGTGACCGCTACCGTTTTCGGTACTCGCATTACCCGCCTTTCGGCGGTCACTCTGCGTCTGCGTCATTCTCAAATTCAACGGAAATCGTCGTATACAACTTCATATAACGGACTTCCAGCGAACTTTCTGACGATTTTTTTCATTCTGTAGTAGCCACATCTCCCACGACGCAGTAGCTCAATCTCCATGTCTCCGCGTTTGTAGCATTCGTTTGCATATGCAATCGCGCTTTTTTCGTCAATGAAGTATTCGTTGTGATAGATTCCATTTGCAAGTTTTGTGTTTACCATGTAATTATTACCGATATACATTTTCTTCCCCTTCTTTGGATTTGTGTTTGTGTTTTCCTTATCGTGATTATATCATACCTCTCCCGCGGTATGTATTCCACAGTATTTTGTGAACAATCTGTAAATCATCGTTCACAATTCCAAAAAAATAAAACCGTCCGATTGCAAAATCAGACGGCATTTATTAAAACGCTATTCTTTTCGAAAATAAAAAAAGCACCTTGCATAGAGCAATAGCAAGGCACTTTTCGGATCGGAGTTGAGATTGATTTAAAATCATCTCATGTATATATGATACCATGCATATATGAACTTGATATGAACGCAAAGTAAATAAAATAAGAAAAACCCACGCTGCGGACGTGGGTTTTTCAAACAAGGGGAAATAGGAAAGAAAGGACAGATTAAAATGTTTTTTTAAAAACTACGACATTTTTAAACGGAACATCACTCTGTACATATATGATACCACACCACTATGAACTCAATATGAACACAAAGTAAATTAATATTGAAAACAAAAAAATCCGTATTGCTCGTTACGGATTTTTTGTTTTGCCGATTTTTTGTTATGAGCGGACTGTTCTTATAAAATATAATAAAACACCTGCGCTAAAAGCAAAGAGAAAGGTTTTACCTCTTTTCTTTAAATATTTCACATCTCTGTGATGTTATAAGTATAACTCATATATGTTACCACGATATGAACGCGTTGTTATCTTTTTGTTTCTTGTTTTGATATTTTTATCAACAAAAAAAGCTCACCCGAAATATAATCGGATGAGCTTCGTTCTGATTATGAGTATGAGAGCGAATCGTTGCACGAATCGTGCCACGAATCGTGGTACGATACTTCATTCTCATTCTCATTATCATTTTCATTTTCATTTTTTATTATGGTTTGATTAATTTGCCTTTTTTGAGCAAATCAAGCAATTTAGTATTTTGAACCGCTGTTCCTGTGTAATTCAAAATGCCGTTTGCCTTTGCTATTTGCTTGCGATAAGCGAATGTGTTTTGTGCGCCAATAGAACGCAATCCCTCGACCAATGACACACCCGTGTAAGTAGTTTTTACAAAGTATTTCGCGGCAGGTTTTTGTGCCGTGGCAGTTGTTTTCTCACCGAACTTTTTGTAAAAATAACTTACATCTACATCACCGTTAATACCAGAGATTTTACCTTTCCATGTGTATTGCCATGCGTCATATTTGCTTATCTTAGGCTTGTTCGTAATGTTTGCGCACCATACTGTATAACCATCATCACTGATGGATTTGCCGTCAATATCATTCATGTACCACCATTCAGAGCAATACAGTCCTGCCGTGTATCCTGCGTCTTTGAGTGCTTTTAAAAACGCTTTTGCGTATTTTGTTCGTGTACCTTTGTCGAGCTTATCGGCGCGTCCGTTGCCGTGTATTTCTCCGTGTTCGCTGTCAAGGTAAACAGGATATGCTACCTTGTATTTCTTCATGAGACTCACAAGATATACCGCTTCGGCTTTTGCTTCTGCTTCTGATAATGCCTGACTAAGCCAGTAAACCCCGACAGGCACACCCGCCGCAATGGCATTACTCATGTTCTCGTTGAATTTGGTGTCGGTTGCTAATGTTCCTGCTGCACCATATCCACGATAACCCGCACGGATAATAGCCCCATCTATTTCATTTTTCGCCTTATTCCAATCAATATTCCCATTCCACTGAGATATATCAATAACTTTGTATGCCATAGTTTATACCTCCAATAAAAAAACGCGCAAAAAATGCGCGTTGTTATTTTGTAAACTCGTTCACGGACGATTCAATCATTGCACGTATATCATCAGTCACGTCTTCAACATTGAATGTAATGCCTTTTGCTTCAAGCAGTTTGGCTACATAATTGAGCTTTTCTATGCCCATTTTTTCACCGTCAATAGACGGGAATAATTGTTCTGCGGCTTTCACGGCAACGTCAACGTATTCTTTTATACGCTTTCTTTTTGCTTCATCAAGTTTCGCCTTGAGATAAGGTATCAGAAATACGGTTATGAGAGCCGTTATAATTGTAATAACCCCAGAAATAATTTCAGTTACATCAAACATATATTACACCTCATTCATGATTAATTATTTGATTTATATCAACTTGATCCTTAATTTCTTGTGGTAAGGATTTGTAGATTTTGAGCGCGTTTTCTCTGCCCGCTTTTTTGTAATACCAGACGTTTGTTGCGGCAACCTCTGCCCATGCCGCAAGTGCTATCTGCACAACGCTTGACATATCAAGATAAGCGAACGAACCATAAACAACAATGGCGGTCAAAGCGACCGCCATTGCGTATGATACTATCAATATTAGCTTGCTTGTTTCAATTCTTTTTGGACGTTTAATATTCATATACCGCCCGAAGAACAACGTCCGTGCGCTCATCCTTATCGTTGACAACGTGCCCAACTATCTTGTCGTTGTAGATATACAGTGTTTTTATTACTCTTCTCTCTGTATCTACATCGTTTGTGTTGCTGCCGTAATACCTCGGAACATCGCAGTGGAATGTTTTCCCGTCCCATGTTCCTCCGTTTGGCTTCTTTTTAGGAATCATGGTTGTAACGAAGTCTGCGTCTTGAGCCGCCTTCCCATCCTCATCGTAATCAGACCACAGCAACATCCATCCGTTTTGACAATCTGAAAGCTTCTTTGTTGGCGTGATAGTGTGATTTGCGTTCATGAACAGAACTCCAGTCCACAAAATCGTACTTGGATTAGCCGCCCTGACGGTGCATTTGCCGTAGTACGTCTCCTTAGTTTTTGTGGTTGCTGTTATTGTGTCAGAGTAGATGATTTCCGTTCCGTTATGAGCATAGAATGCTGTAGCAACCGTTCTTTCGCTTGTGCAGTTGATAGCTTTAATCATCATTGCTTGATTGCCGTAAATGCACGCGCCTGTTGACGAGCCAGTGCCGCTATTGAGAATGCAGTTCATCAGGAATGCGGAACTTCCATTGTATACGTTAATACAACTTGAATTAGAGTTTATCGGGACATTAAACCTTACAGCATACGCATAGAATACACCTGCATTTACACTTATCGCTCTAACTCCCGTAATTGGTACGTTGATCGTCATGTTGTACATTCTCATTTCACACACGCTCAACTCCATCGTCGTTTGCATATTCAGCGTAACTTTGTCTTTGTCTTCCGAGATACTTCTTATCGAAAGATTGCACTGGTCTAACGCTATAGTGCCTATATCTTCTGTATAAGTTCCATCCGCAAGACGAAGATCAAGGAACTTGTATTTATCTGCGTACTTTTTCAGCGTGCCTTTAATCGTTTTCATCGGAGTTGACTGTGAAAATCCATTGTTGTTGTCGTTTCCGTTAGTTGCAAGGTATATCAATTTGTAAGACGATACGGTCTGTGTAGAATGATATAGTATGTGCGTATGGTCTGTGTTTGCCTTGCCTGCAAGCGCGTCAGAAAGCCCTGTAATAGCCGTTTGCGCATGGGTGTGTGTTGTATTAGCCTTGTTGTTTAATGCGCTCTCAAGTCCTGTCACGTCGCTCTGAGCGTGTGTGTGACTTGAGTTTGCTTTTCCGTACAGTGCATTGTTTATAACTTTATTCTGAACGGGGTTTGTGCTTGTCGAGCTTAATGCGCTGTCAACAACGGTTTTGTTCGCTCCCGTTGCAATGCCATCAAGTTTTTGTTTATCAGCCGCAATCATCATGCCATTTGCCGCCGCCGTAACTGCGCTGTGTGTATGACTTGAAGCGGCTTTTCCTGCAAGAGCGGTAGCAAGTCCCGTTATATCCGACTGTTCATGTGTATGTTCGGTATCTGCTTTTCCCGACAGAGCGGTTGCAAGTCCCGTTATATCGCTTTGCGCGTGCGTGTGCGCTGTCGGTGTCATTGATGTAGGCTTGCCGCTTAAATCAGCGTACTTTCCCGACGTTGCCACGGTTGCAAGTCCTGTTATCATGCTTGCCGCATGACTTGCGGGGTGTGTGTAGTTGTTCGCGTTTTCTGCAATGCCTGACAGCTTTGTCCGTTCTGCTGCTGTCATAACCTTTTTGCTTGTTGTCTCTGATATGCTGTCGAGCGTGTGAGTGTGCGTAGAAGCGGCGTAATTATGGGTATGGTTAGTATTCGCTTTACCGTTTAATGCGTCTGTGAGACCCGTTACGTCGCTCTGAGCATGACTGTGACTTGTGCTTGCATATTGTGTGTGTGTGTGGCTTGCCGTTGCAAAATCACTTGCGTGTTTGTTGTCTACGGTATCGGCATTACCGCCGTTCGCAGGAAGTGAGGTAGGCGAACCCTCTAAGTCTGCATACAGTCCACTTGTCGCTACAGTTGCAAGTCCTGTGATGGTGCTTGCGCTCTGATTGTGCGTTGCATTGGCTTTACCCGCAACAGTGCTATCAATATCATCGAGCTTGCTTTGCAACGATACGTTGGTATCGTAATCTCCGTAACCAATTTCGGGAGTGGTACACGCCCACGCTTCTCTTGTTGCATTTGTTTCTGCTGTTGGAGGGTTAGGCTGTTCGTTGTAAGATTGAGTTACTTTTGTTTCGTTCTCGTTCATGATAATACTCCTTTTCAAAAATATATTTTAAGGGATTATTGCGCAAAGACTACATATTCGTACTGCGTATCGGTGTAAAAATATTTTATTTCTTCTACGGGAATAGAGCCGTCACCGCTCGGAGCAGATGACAACTTACTTACTTCTAAGATCAACTGAGTTGAAGTTGAATCCAAATCAGTTACAGATGGATACTTAACTTTGAAAGAAGAAGTGCCAAGATACAGTCTCGCTGCTGTGACGCTATAATCACCGATGTGCCAGCTTAACATTCTCACATAAGAATCATTGTTTTGTGGATTTACCGCAACCAAAAAAACATAGTAAGGTGTCTTTGTTAAGGAAGATATATCAATGGTTATCGAATCACCACTTCCATACACTTTGCCCTCGACTATTTCTGGAGCGTAAGTCCCAGTTTTTCCGAAAATGCTAACGCCTTTTTTTATATTACTTGCAACGAGATTGCTATCACCTTCGATTGTCTGTAGTCCCGAACAGTACGTTCCGCTTGAAATATATTGATTGCTTGTTCCCGGTGTCCATGTTTTAGAGCTTTGCGTATACGACGGAGAAACATAAGATGAGGGAATAGGGTATACCTTGCATTGGCTCAGTCCGTCAAATCCACTGTCGGGCATGATAGTCTGTTCGCTTTTTGTCGGCGTTGTTGACTTCGGTTGCAGTTTGGCTTTCTTTCCGCCAGAGCCTTTGATCAGAATAGGCATTATAAATCCCCCCTAATGATTACGTTAATCGGTATGGTTATTGAGTTTTTCGTACCGAACGCACGGAGAGTTATTTTCCCCGTCGCTTGACCGCCGTCTTGCAACACAAGATCGTTATATGCGGAAACTTGCGCGGCAGTTGCGTTTGTCGGTAGTGAAATTTCCACAACATTATCAGCTGTAACACCTGTAATGTTGATAGACTGTGTGTACGGTGCGGAACTTCCCGTCCATGTTGTTCCGATGGTTGCGGTTGCCTTTGTACTTGACTTATCCACCGCCGTTACATAGCCGTCAGTACCAACGGTAAGCGTTTTACCGCTTGCCGCCGTTCCTTGCCATTTTGATACACAACTGTTGGCAGGACTGTCTACCGTTGTTACATTGCCGTCCGTTCCTACAGACAGAAACTTGCCTTTTTCGGTTGTGCCTTGGCTTGTGCTTACCTTGCCACTCACAGCCGTTTGTAGCTCCGTTATTGCTTTGCCTATCTTATCCCACATATAGTTAAAAACACTGGCAGGAGGTTTCATGCCACCTGTAAAGCCAGTGCTTTCAAGGGTTGAGGTGGGTGCTACTTTCGTTCCGTTTTTTGCCCACTCAGTAAAAATATTTGTGAAGCTCATTATACGCCCTCCTTATATAGGTAATTCCGAACCTTCGCCGCCATATACCGTTCCGAACGTGCCGCCTATCGTACCGCCCTCAACGTCGGCGAATCCTGCGTTATTGTCTATAACTCCCTCACTGTCCGCAAATTCAAACGTGCCGTCAACGACGATTGTTTCCAGTGTGACGCACACGGGCAAAAGTGACTTGATAATAGCAAGTGCCTGTGAAGCAGTAAATCCCGCCGCATTGATTTCTTTTACGGGGAACACCGTGGCTTTAATGGTGCATGGGTCGGTTGATTCTTCAAACTTTAACGCGCTTTGTTCACAGCCGAATGTGGCGCACACGGCATTGCACACGCCTTTATAACTGCCGTTCGCTAAGTTACGCATGATTTTGGCTTTAATCAGCACTATGTACTGCTCGTCCGTTGTGTTTCCCCTTGACTGTCCTATTCTCTCCCCATACATATCAAGCGTTTCGCCCGGTGCATTGTCAAGATCGAGAATCCCGTACACGTCATTCAAGGTATCGCGCAAAATTTCGCAAGCGTCGCGCTCCGTCTCAAGTATTTTGTGGTTATTACTGTTTACGTCTTTTCGGTACGTGTCTGGAAGATTTTTGGCGTGATTGGTTTTGTTAAAATACCTCACGTTACCACCTCATAACTGCTATCGCTGTTTTGCTTTACGGACAGTTGCTTGAATACGCAGTTTTGATATGATTGAACGGTTATGTTAGACGAACTCCATGTTGTGCCATTTGTCGATAACTCAATGGACGTAACATCCTGTACACCATCTACATCAAGTATTAGTCCATACATCTGAGATAGCACAACAGGCTTTCCTACTCCTACGCCATTAATATAGCTCCTGATATTATCTCTGATTCTCTCTTTTCCCGTCTCGTTGCTGAATCCCGTTGTTGTCTTGATCGCAATTCGCACATATACGTCAATATCTGTCGTGTGAGAGAATTTAATAGTGTGCGTATATCCACCATCATCCGTTATGGTTTGAGATACATTACCATATGTCTTGATTGCTATAGGCTTTTTGTCGAATATCGTTTCAGCAATTTGTGTGTGATAATCATCCCCGCCAGATATATAGCACTCAAAACTTCTCGGCGGTCTATTTCCTGAATCCGTGCTGTCGGTATCATTAACCGTTATGCTTACAGATGTAACTGTAGGAATACGCATTAACGCCGCTTTTATAGCTATCTCATTGCAACTTCCCATTCCTTCTTTTGCATCTTCAAAACGCCGCCTGAGCGAATAATCGTTTTCTGTTTCTTCGCCCACTCCTGTCTGTTCAGTTCCAACAACGCTTGAAATATTAACAACCGGATTGACGATTTTACATATATCTGTGGGTGATACATTGCCGATCTCTCCAGATTGAGAGCAAGATACAGTTATATCGACCGTTCCACTTTCGCCTATCGTTTTTTCTTCCACGTTGTAATAAGTAAGTTCTGAATCAGTGCCGACGAAAAAGCCAACAGGCACGGTAGTTCCCGCTGTTCCTGTAACCTTGACTGTATATTCTGCGGCTGTCGCGGGATTGCGTGTAATACCGACTAACCAACAAAGTCTGTCAAGGCTCTGCCCTGTTGCTGTGGACGGAAAAATGGAATAATAGATATTTTCCGCTTCTTCTTCCGTTATCGCTTGATCGTATGCGTTGATTCTGAGAAACTTTCCAAGCGGTGTTAATTCGCTTGTGTCTACGTCATCTCCAAACAACTCTCTTGCCTTTTGTTCTTTCGCGGCTAAAATTTCCGCAAACGTTCTTCTCGAAAAGCCCAGTTCCGTTAAAGGCATTTAATCACCCCCATATGTCGGATATTGTTATCACTCTACCGCTATCCGTTGAAGCGGTAAAATTTACGGTTAATTTTCGCGTTTTAGAGTTATAGACAGTTTCAAAATCATCTATTCTGAATGTTTCATCAACCTGTCTTAACCCCTCCAAAACCACATTTTTAATGGTTTCATCATCGGGTATGCCTTTGCCTAAAATAGCGTCAAAGTCAATGCCTAAATCGCTGTTCAAGAACCACTCTCCGATTTTTGTATTCAAAGTGCATTCCGCAGTTTGACGCAAAAGCTCTGAACCCTCTGCGAGTTGTATTTTATTGTTTTTGATATCTATATCATGATTTTCGTTAAGGCTAAAACTTTTCATTCTTCACCGCCTTATAATATTGCCACAATTATCGAATCCGACATTGAGTGATGCCCTGCGGGAGGTGTAGCGTTATTGCCTTTTCTCGCTTCGGTGATATTTCTGTCTCCGCATACGCAAACAACTATATCACCCGTCGCTATCGGTTTGACAGTGACTATATCTTTCGTTTCTTTCGTCTTTGTCAAAGAAGCGGAAGTCAATGCCGTTCCAGTGGATGAAGCATATGCAGGAGATTCATTCCCGCCACCCACGCCCGTCACAAAACTGTTTGACGATGTGTTTATAGTCACATCTTTTACATAAGTTATCGTTTCTTTTGTATATTTCCACTTTGCACTATTTGCTATCGGAACACTTGATAAAGGTGATTGGTTTATCGCAGTCTCGCCATACTGTTTTGATTTTCCCAACGGTTGTATTTTTGCGGTATTGCCATCCGTTGATATGACTTTAGCAAGAAAACAAGTGTGCAAATTCATCAGCTTTTGTTCGACTATGTTTTCAAAAAAATCAAGTTTACCCATCGTTCACCTCACGTAAAAAACACACCAATCAAGGTGTGTTTAATGCTCTTTCTATATCAGCTCCAATTATAAATATAGTGAAAGGCGGCTTGGAGTTGCCGCCTTGTCGGTTGTACATACCTATTCACCATACAATATTATACCACAATAACATTAATTTGTCAATGAGTTTTCAGTATATTTTGATTTTACTTACAGCTTCATCAACGTTAAAAGTGTGATGACCGCTACAAATCCTGTACTCTCCGTTCGCACCCAAACTCTTTAACTTGATTTTGCCACCAGCCGCAAATCTGTGTTGAAGCAAACACTCACATTCCCATCCTTTGACTGTTTCCTTGTAATCCTCCGCTGTTATTTCTTCTTCAAAAGCGGTAGGAGAGCCTATCAGACCAGTTTCTTCTGACAATGTGAAATTTATTCCGTCTGATTCTTTTATATATCTACTTATTATTTTTCCATTACGGACATAAGTTGATACTCCGCATACTTCGGAAAACTTCTTTATATTTTCTTCAAGATTCCCGTCAACCTTTTGCTCATTCTTGTATGTCCAATCACGGCGCATATCAAAAACCGTTATCGGTGTTCCTGTTTTGTTCAATAAGTCTTTGAGTATATAGCTTGCTTTTGTTCCTGCCGCATATGTAATTTCGGTTATTGTTTTGTTGGATATATCATCATAGCAACGTATAGTTGTTGTTTTGTCTGCTCCATCGTATGTTGTCGTGACTTTATCAATATATCCGCTAAACACTACTCCCGTATCTCCGCTAAATCCCGCTTCAATGGAAATCTTGGAATGATACTTTAAATTGTTTATCGTATTTGCCGACAAATTATAAACCGTTACGTTGGCTTCGTTTGCTTCCATATCATCGTCAAAAGCAACGTCAAACTCCAAATCCAATTCATCAGATTTTAAGGTTACACCGCCACAGATAACTTTAGCCTGACTGCCCCATACACCTTTTGTTTTTGGGTCAATCTCATAACTTTTAATTTGTTCCGCAAAGTCTTTTGTTGCTTTTATCAAGCGGGATATATGTTTTGTTTCTCCGTTTTTAATAAACTGTGACATTATAACACCGCCTTATATCACGCTTGTTTCTTGATCGTCAATAATCAACTGCACTGTTTCGGATAGATTATCAAATGTAACACTGTCAGCTTTCCCGCTTATATCGTATGGGATAATATCAACTGCGGGAAATTTTTCGCTGACAAAGATTTCTTCAAACAAAGGTTTGCCGTATACTATTTTTTCGCCGTCGCATACCGTTTCATCATCTTTTGATAAGGTGACCGTAAAAAAACCGTATGTTTCATTGTAATCAATGCCAATCTCAAACAGTTCCCCGCCAAGCAATATATTGAATGTATACGGCACAAGCTCTTTGTTTATTGTAATGGTGTCATACATTGGCTCACCTCGTTTTTAGAATTTGCCGCCACCGCCGCCGTGCTTTGTTCCGCTTGAACTGGTATGTGTTGATTTCTTTGCAATCATCAGTCTTGCACCAACCTTTAACGTCGATGCAATACCTCTGCCAGAAAAAGCGGACGGGTTTGCGTCCATTAAATCTTTGACAGTCAATCCATATTCCTTGAATGTTGTAGTAACTAACTTGAGTGCTGTATCGCCTTTCTTAACGGTATAATACACAACGTCAAGTTTGCCTGATGTTGTTTTTGTGGTGGTAACTGCGGAAGTCGATTTCTTAATTTGCTGTGTACCGCCGTTGGTTTTTGCTGCCGTGCCACTTGACGGAACACCCTCAATATTACTTTTGTCTACCCATCCATATACTCTGCCACCGTCTGTGCTTATCAAGTGATAAGAGTGTTTAGACCAACTGCGCGTATTAATTATGGTTATTTTGCAAGTACTCCGTCCTCTTGTAGCCGCTGGCTTAGTTGCGTCGGATGAAACATATACCGAACCGCCTTTAAACACAACGATAGAACCAACTGATAAATCAGGGCTGTTTTTCTTCTGTTCTTGCGTTTTTTTGGCAGTATTAGTGGATTTGTTATATGCACTTTTGGCAATTCTGATTTCCTTTAGTGTCATATCAAAATCCGCTCCACCCGCATTTGTGTACGGGTGCGATGTACTAAACGATTGTATTTGCAAATTCGACACAGAATTTCTACCGACATATTTCACAAGAGAACCTTTTCTTTGCAATTCTTTAAGTTTGGAAAGAATATCGTTCGCCTTTGTGCCTTTCACATCAACAATTTTGCCTTTAAGTGACAACGTTATAGGTTTGTTCCGAATGGTTGATGTTATTTCAATGCCAGTTTCTACGGGATGTGTAGTTGATTCTATGTCTCGTGTGATTTCTTCATCTTGTACGAAAACGTAAAGTCCATTTACGGTAGCCGTATAATCACCTCCTTAAAATAGAAAGGGGAGCTATGCTCCCCCATCTTTATACTTCTTGAAGTCTCGTTGTTTTTCTGCTCATAGAATCGAACGTCTCTTCCATTGCTTCGCTTACCCACTTCTTGACTTTTCTTGCCATTGCTCTATCGTCATTAGTTCCGCTAATTGTGATAGAAAAAGAGGGACTGTATGTGTTGTATTCCGTTGTGCCAGATTGTCTGTTCCCGTAATCTCCTTCGGGAGAATAAGAAACTCCGAGCATATCGCCTGTTTGCGCCCAAAGATCTAAAGCACGTTCGCGCTTACCTTTGGTTAACGGAATAACCATTTCTTTCTTGCCGCCCTCTCCAATCCATCCGGGTTTAGTGACAAGACCGCCGTTTGCATATCCGTGACCTTGATATGCTTTTGTGAGTGAACCGTATGTTGCTATGGAATATCGTATCGACGCGAGAATGTTGCTTAACGGGTCATATACATTCTTGTTATAGCCTTTTCTTGCGTAAGCTCTGAACGTAGGATCAATGACTTGCATCAACCCTTTCGACGGCGTACCGTTTCGCGCGTTTCTGTCTGTCAGGTTTATTGCGCGAGGATTACCGCCGCTCTCCGTTTGCATCTGATACAGTGTTCTTTTGAGGTTGGCTGCATTATACTGCTTCTCCATTTTGAGGGCGCGTTTGGCTGTGGATTTCCATTGTTCAACGCCTTTGGACGGCTCATAAGACGCTATATCTTTGCCGCCGAATTTGTTAAACATTTTTTTAACCCACGAAGCCATAGTACCCTTAACTTTGGAAATCATAGACTTGCCAACGTCAAGAACAAATCCGCTCATGCCCTTATAATTGACAAACTTTTCAATGACCTTTCCAACAAGACCTTTTGCATTATCGAAAAAGTCAAAAATATCCCAACCTGTACCATCCTTGTAATTGTACGTCGGGGAGTTTTTGCCCATGAGTTTAGCGGTATTTTCTGCGTCAAGCACTTTCATGCCCTTTGGCGCGTTCGGAAGAAATACGTTTCTACCACACGGAATGAATGTTTTGCCATTCGGCATTTGTATCAATTCCGCGCCGTTTCCGTCGTTTACAAGCGCATTACCGCCTTTATGCCCATTCGTACCTCTTGCGTAAGGTTGCCATTCTGCGAGCTTCTTGTCAGAGCCGAGTTTGTCAAGAATCCAGTTAGCACCGCCAATAACTTTGTTGACGGGTTTCGCAACAGCCTTTACCGCATTTTTCCATATATCAACAAGTATGTTCTTCAAGCCTTTTCCTGTCGCTTTTATTCCGTCCCAAATGCCTGAGAAAAAGTCACTCAATTTATCCCAAATCCCAGTAACTTTATCCCATGCGTCTTTGAACGCATTGACAACCGAATCTTTAATGCTTGAAGCTATTTTTGCAATACCTCTACCAAGTCCGACAAAGAAATTTTTGATTGATCGCAAAATATTGTTTACAAAATTTCTGAACCCCTCAAAATTTTCATACAAATAAGAAAATGCTCCCGCAAAGGGGTTGACAATAAACAACAGTATGGATTTAAAGTTATTTTTTACCCATGTCATAAGGCTTTTGAAAATATTAACTATACCATTCCAAAGACCTTTAAAGAATGAAACAACGGGCTGAATCACACTATTGTTAAACCACTCCGCAACTGTTGTCCACGCACCTTTTATGCCCTCCCAACACTTCTTTGCAGCAGCACTGAGAGTATCCCAGTGAACCGCACACGCTACTATAATAGCTATCAAAGCAGCTATAGCAAGCACTATCCATGTAACAGGGCAAGCCAACATTGTCGCATTAACAATAGCTTGAACGGCTGCATATGCAAGCTGAACGCCTTTTATCACGAGCATTATAGTCTTGAATGCTACGAAAGCCGTCACAATTGTCATGACCAACGGAGCTATCCACGAAAGATTGTTAGCCAAAAATCCAACAACACCAGAAATAACCGTCCATACGCCTTGCACGACCGTTTTTAATGCGTTCCATGTATTTTTGATTGCGTCAAGCGTAGATTGTTTGCTTGCAAATTCTACGATTTTTGCAATAAGACCGCCCAAAGCAAGCACAACGGTAGACACTGCGTTTTTAATGTCGGTAAATATGGCTTTGAAAGTGCCGCTACCGTTAAACAATCCAGATATATCTATAGACGGCATTGACGCACCAAACGCCGATGAAATTGCCTGTCCGAGTTGTTGTACAATCCACGGCAATTCACTTGCTATTGTTTTCAAGATAGTCGGCATTGCAGCTATAAGACCTTTTACCAATGCCACTGTAGCCTTGATTAAGGGCGGCAACAACTCATTGACAAGAACGGGGAAATATTTCTCAATGGTAGGTGCTAATCTTGTTATAAGTTCTCCGACACCAGACAAAGCCTTTGTTATCGCGGGCATGATGTTGTCTTTGAATGTCATAACAGAATCAACAAGATTATCTACGCAACGGTCAAAACTATCACCGCCCATAACCAATGCAGGAAGTAAGTTATTCCATGCAGATTTCATGGACGCAAGAGAGCCACTTATCGTTTTCTCTGCTTCTTCCGCCGTTGTTCCGTTAATATCCATGCTTTCTTGCATGACGTGAATAGCATTTACGATATTATCAAAAGACAAACTGCTTGAATCAACGGTAACGCCGAGTTTCTTTTGAACATCGGTCATGTTCGCGGCATCTTTTACAAGACGCGACATTTCTTCTTTTGTGCCGCCATAACCGAGCTTTAAGTTATCTAACATGGTGTAATTCTGCTTTGCAAAACCTTGATATGCGTCTTGGATACTTCCTATGTTAGTACCCATCTTATTCGCGTTATCCGCCATGTCAATAACAGCGGTATTTGCATATTGAGCAGTTTTTACGGTGTCACCTTTAAGACCTTGCAACAGGCTTGCAGAGAATCCCGTTACCGTCTCCATGTATTCATTTGCTGAAAGTCCTGCGGTTTTATAAGCATTGTCGGCGTTCTTTAATACGAGCTTTTCGCTTTTCATCAAAGAACCGTATTCATCTTTGACTTCATCGACAGATTTTTTAGTCATTTTGGCGTATTCTTCAACACTCTTTGCGCCTTTTGCACCGAGTATTGTTTCTACACCACCAACCAACTGCTCATAATCAGCATAGGCTTGGACGGAGTTCTTAACGATGAATCCTACAGCAGTAGCCGCCCCTGTAAGTCCGGCAGCCAAAGCCTTGAATGAAATACCTGCCAACTTTTTAAGACCCGTCCACGCCGCTCCTGCCGCTTTTTTGGCTATTCCCGATAGGTAATCTTTAACTTTCTTTAAGCCGGACTTTAGTTTTTCTAAACCAACTTGCGCAAACTTTTTTAATCCTGCATACGCGCTCACTCCCGCTTTTTTTGCTATTGCCGCTAAGTTGCTACCGACTTTTCCTAAACCGCTTTTTAATTTCGCAAAATTAGTCTTTACAATTTCTTTTAGCGGCTTTTTAGCTTTTTCAACACTGTCAGACAGTTTCTTTGCGTCTTTGGCTAATTGCTCAATTCCGTCTTCTTGTCCCGCGCCCTTGACCGACTTTTTCAAATCGTCCAGTCCATCATTAACCCCGCCCGTGAGTTTCTTTTTCAACTCATCAAGCATATCAACAACAGATTCAAGCCCTTTAGAATCCGTTTCCACACTGACCTGTATAACGTCTTTTCTGATGACGTTCTCAGCCATTTAACTACCTCCTTTCAAAAGGAGTAAACAAAAAAGCACTCGCGTTTGAGTGCTTTTCATTTCTTTTTCTTTGTTTCCTTTTTGATTTCTTCTTGTATCAGATCAAGCGCGATATTTGCCGATTTGATTTCTTGCGGTGTCATACGATTAAAAACTTCATCGTATGTGAAGTTAGCATAATCGCAATAAACCAACCGCCACATATCCCAATTATTCCTTACTTCCCTTGTTAATAGGCTTTTCGACTTTTCCTTCTCGAAAATATGTACCTTGCATTACTTCACGAGCGAATGTGACAACCTCGTTAAAATCATCCATATTGTCGAAGCTGTCAGGAGTGAGGTTCTTCGGTTCTACGATTACGTTTTCAAACAGATATTTTGACAGTTTTTCAAGGCTTGTATTACTTGTGCCATCAATATAGGAATTATCTACTGCACGGAGTGCTGCACCGATACCGTTGAACTGTGCCTTATATACGGTATCACCGATTTTCTTTTCTGCTACATAAAAGTTTGCCATATTATCCTCCTAAAAATAACGGAAATAGGGCGGTATAAAAAACCGCCCTCCTCCGCTTCAATATTGAAATATACATTAAAAGTTGTCCGTCTGATTTACGTTTTCTTTCATTCTCGGATAGTGAGAGATGTACTTCCGTCAATCATTGGTCATAACTTTTCGTATATACATTATATCAAAATAATGTTTTTCTGTCAAGATTATTCCGAAAATTCTTAAACTTCTGGAATAATATCACCGTCATATGCGGTAAAGGTAAATTCGCAATCTTCCGCTGTCGAACCGAGTGAGATTTCAGGCACTTCTGTGATGTGGCACTGTTCGCCGCCCGCACGAAGTTTGAGAGACTTATTGATTACCCAAATCGGGAAAGTCTCTGCCTTGTTTTTCAGCGAGAGAAGATAAGCAAACTGCGGACTTGTCGGCTGAACAGTAATAGTGATGTTATATATCGTATTGTTGATTTCAGAACGAATAATATCACCCTGTGCGCCTACAACGTTTTCCGCGAGTGCTTCTTCTTTTTCGATAGAGATCATATCCTCACCGAGACCAGTGATATATACTCCATCTACAACGACGCTACAATCTTTCGCGTTATAAATCGAAATATTAGCCATTTTTAGTTCCTCCCGAATTTATTAAAATATTAGTTTAAACCGTTGCTTGACAGTAGATTTCCACGGTATGAATTGCGCCCTGAATAGAGTATTGCACATTGCCGCCGAAATACTTTCTCGCTGCTCTGTCCGCTTCGCTTGTTTGTTCGCGGAGAGCGTAAGTTACAGTAAAGTCCTCAACGATTCCTTTGTTCTGTGCGTCTTTCATTACGCTGATAGCAGCAGCTTCAAGAAGCGCGATACCCGCATTAGTGTAAGGCACTTTGAGGTTTGTATTGAGAACTTTTTGTGTCTTATATTCAAGCTGTTGCTTGATATAGTCGTTACCGTCTACGTTGTCGATGAACTCGCCGCTTGAAGTCTTGCCCTCAGAGCATACGCCGTCACCCGCAGACAGAATGAATGTAATACCGTTAATGCCGTGAATATCGTCAATATCATCCTGCGAAAGTTCAAGCGGAGTAAGACCTTTGAGAACAAGGTTATTCACTGTATAGCTACCGGGAGTAAGACCCGCAATTTCGCCCACAAGAGCCGCAACAGGAACGGGAATATCATCTGTAGGAGTATAGTAGAACTCAACCGTTCTATCCTTGCCTGTTACAATAGCTTGTGCAGTCGAAAGTGTTTCGGACATACTTTCGTTCGCAAAATACATCTTTTCTACGCTTGCCGCTTCAATGGCGGTTGCAATAGCAGTTGTAGCCGTAGCCGAACCGCTACCACTATTGATTACAATAAGCTGTCTCCAACCTTTGGAAATGTTAGCTTCGTCAGCAAGCCAAACATCTGCGCCGTCGGTTGCGGAACAAATCGCAATCTTTTCAGGTTTGTGTTCCTGCATAAACATAAGCTGTGCAGCTTTGTAAACATTCGTAGTGGTTGCATAGCCACCAGTCGCAACTGCTTCAATATTGGAATACTCTGCGTAAGCCTTTGCCGCTGTCGCGTTCTCTTCAAGAATGAGAGGATAACCAAAACCAAGAGAACCGTAAGTTTTAGCCATATCAATTTTTACTTTTACATCAAGTGCCATATAGAAACCTCCTTATATTTACCGCTATGCGGTTATTTACGTTCAAGATCGTGTATTCTTGTCTCGTGATCTTCAAGTGTCTTATCGTGTTCATCAAGTCTGTTATAAATACGACTGTGCGATTCTTTATTTGCGCTCTTAAAATCACTCAATTCTCTTTGAAGATTCTTCAGAGTATCATCAAGTCCAGTCAGTGTTTGTGTTAGCTTGT